CTTCTTGTATGAATTTGTTTTTGCATCATTTACAATATTTAAATGAGATGATCTACAACCTAATGCACCAAGAACATACTTTGTGTCTTGCTTGTTAAAATTTCTAAACAAACTAAAACTTGGTGGTAATTGATTATAAGATGTTGCTGATATCCTTTGAAAATTTTTTATATTAAAGGTTTTAAATTGATTTAAAATATTTTCGTTGCGTTGTTTATCATTATCTAAATTAATGTAATAAATTTTATCGAAATATGTATCTATTAAAGATTTCATACTTTTATCATAACGTATTATGGATACATGTCAAATAGAACTTGATTTACTTGGTTTACATGTTAAATTTATAATAATGAAAAACATATTTTTTAATTCTTCCATGCCTCGTAGCATGAGTACATTGTTTCAATGTATATTGAATCAAAATCCAGAGATAAATGCAACCCAAACCGATCCAGTTTTAGAGTATCTATACGGCGCAAGAATGAATTATACTTCAACGCTTGAAGTTAAAGCAATGAATGATGATTTAGCAAAAAAGACATGGAGAGGTTTTTGTTGGGGTGGATTAGAAGGATATGCTAATTCTTATACAGACAAACCAAATATTTGTATCAAGACTCGTGGAGGAACAATTCATTATCGTTGGTTTGAATCCTTTATGCCATACAAACCCAAAATGATTTGTATGGTAAGAAATTTAAAAAGTATTTTTTCTTCTATGGAAAAAATCTACAGAAATAGTCAAGAATATCATCAGGCTATACAGAATCATTCGGAAATGAAAGGAACTTCTACTGCCAAGAGAATTGATGCTTGGATTGCTTCGCCACCTGTTGGATTAGCATTGGAGAGACTTCAACAAACTTTCTTAGAGGGAATCAACAAAGAAGTTTTATATATTAGAGCAGAAGACTTAACCAGTTATCCTGATAGAGAGATGGATAAAGTTTATCAGTATCTTAATTTAGAAACTTTTAAACACGACTTCGATAATGTTGAACAGACTATTAAGGAAGATGATTCAGTTTATGGTTTAACTTCTGATCTTCATACTATTAAACGTAAAGTTCAACCTTTATCTGCTGATTATAATAATATTTTAGGAAAGCAAGTTTGTGATTGGATTGATAACAATTTTGCTTGGTATCAGCAAGGATTTGGCTATACTAAATAATTATATGTACAATGTAACAGACATAAGGGACATACACATTGAATTAACTAGTAAATGTAATGCTAGATGTCCAATGTGTTCTCGCACACGTTTAATTCAGTCTGGTAAAGAAGATTTATTACGAGATGAAATAACATTAGAATTATTTAAAAAATGGTTTTCTGTGGATTTTGTTAAGCAATTAACAGGATTAAGAATGTGTGGTAATTTAGGAGATGCTGTTATGGCAAAGGATACAGTTGAAGTTTTTCAATATTTGAGAGAAAACAATTCGAATATGAATCTTAAATTGTTTACAAACGGAGGAGCAAGAGATGATAATTGGTGGAAAAAACTTGCAGAAACTAACGTCGAAGTTATTTTTGCTATTGATGGTTTAGAAGATACAAACAAACTTTATAGAGTTAATACTGTTTGGGAAAAAATTATGCACAATGCAAAAGTTTTTATTGATGCTGGTGGAACTGCTTCTTGGTATATGCTTGTTTTTAAACACAACGAACATCAAGTAGATGAATGTAGAGCATTAGCTTATAGTATGGGTTTTAAAAAATTTGATCCAAAACATTCCAATCGTTTTGGATCTGGATCTGGTTTAGCTGTATATGATAGTGATGGTGTTTATACGCATACAATAGAGCCTACAACATATAGTTTAAATATAAAGGATAAAGAAAAAAAGATTAATACTGGCAACAATATTGATTGTAAATCTTTAAGGAAAAAAAGTATATATGTAGCAGCAAGTGGAATTATAACTCCATGTTGTTGGACTGAATTATCTAAAAAAGCAATGCATGATAAACGTAAAGAATATGAAAACAAAATTGGTTCTTATTACAGTTTACATGATTACACTTTAGAAGAAATTCTCAACAAAGATTCATTCAATAATATTGCAAAATTATGGACAAACGAACCTTTATCTATTTGCAGTAGTCAGTGTGGTAATTTTAAAAAATGTGAATCACAATTTATTGAAAGAGTCTCAAACTCTTAATATATCCACTGAATACTATCTGCACTAAGAGTAAGCAATTCAGTAGCACGAGCAAGTATACTTTCATTTGTCCAAGCACTTGCTGCTGCATATTCTGTGGAACCATCCCAAACAACAAAAGAAAGAGGTACTTTTTTAATATGTGCAATAATTCTTTGCTTAGATGGTAAATCTCTTATTGATGTTAAAGCTAATTCGGATTCTTCTATAGTAATAGTATTACTGGGTAAATTGATTGTTAAACTCATATATACTATTTATACAATTTTTGTTTAATTGTTAAATATTTTTTTCTTTAATTGTTGTTTGAAACCAAAAATCATCTTTCAAGGCAAGTTTTACTTCATTATAATTTAAAAGTTGTTCTTCTAAAGTATATATATTTTGTTTTAATATGGTGGGAGTTACGTTTTTATACCTTTCTTTAAATTCTGTTATAAATTCATATTCTTTTTGAATATTAAATTTATTTTCAATTAAATCTTCGTAGTATACTTGTAAAAAACTAATATTATTTTGTTCAAAATATGTACTATATTTTTTGTGTATTGCTTCCCGTTTATCCGTTTCGTAATAATATTTTTCAACATCAAAATTAAATTTAATATTGGTACTATTCAGTAATTGTTTGTTTGTTTCTGTAATACAAAAATGCTTTGTTATACGTGCTTTTTGTAGAGAGAGATTTTTTAAAAATTTATTTTTTCTTTCCAGAAAAATAACTTTTAGGTTTTTATCTTTTATATACTCCTCTATACTAAAATTATATTTCTTTTCGAGAGCTAACGCTTGGGAAAAAGTTAGTTTGAATCCTGTAAATAACTTTTTAGTATGTAAGTTACTAATTATTTTTTGAGGAGTATTATCTACTGTAATAATATCATTTAAATTTCTAATTAAAAAAATTTCAGGATGACACCAAACATTGTTTTGTTGGTTTAATAAATTTTTAATTAAATTACTTCCACACCTTGTATCACTAAATATTATAAATTTCATTTATTATATATTTATTGCTTTTAAAAAAAATATATCTTCTTTTAATAAAGAATAGATTTCATCAAAATTTTCTATTTGTTCCTGTAAAGAAAAAATATTTATTTTTTTAAACAAAAGCCTATTATCAGGAATTTCTATAAAACTCAATTGTTTGTTGATAAACGTAACTATATCTTTAATTTTTTTTGATTTCTGTTTATTAGAAAATTCTTCATATGAAACATTTAATACATTTATATTATTTTCTTTAAAAAGTTGATCATATTTTTTATATAAAAAATCATATAATTTTGATCTTTCTAAATATAGATTAACATCAAATATAATTTTTTGTTTGATTTGTTGTTCGTTTTGTCCTAATGTAACAATATTTGTTTGTTTTCTTCTTTGATATGAAAACTCTTGCAAAAATTTATTTTGTCTATTTAAATGAATTATTTTTATATTGTTTTCTTTAATGTACTCAATTACATTAAAATTCTGCAAACTTTCAATTTGATTGTAAAAAATTTTACATCCTAAATATTTTTTTGTATTATATTTTTTAAGAATATCAATCAAATGAATAGGATTTGTTAATCTATTTAAGTTTAATTTATTTTGTACTATTTCAGATGCAATTTTAAAATCCTCAATAGTAATTTTTTTTTGTTTGTACTGTTTATTAAAAAAATTAATTTTACTAATATGAGGATTAACAGAAAACTTTTTACTATCTTCACTAGATAATTTTATACCTGTATCTAAAAATATCTCATAGTGACATTTAATATCTGTTTGTTTATTCAGATAATCGCAAAGCATTGTTGAACCTGTTCTAGGTGTACCAATAATAATAAAATTCATCAATATAAACAAGGTGGTAAAGGTAAATTCTCTTTCCTTTTTATAAAATATTCCATTATATCATTTTTAAGATCTAATGAAACATGATTAGCAAATTTAAAAGGTTTATTTGGTATATCAATTAAATCTTTGTTTGAATCAAACATATGTGATGTGAGAATGTTGTGTCTGTTTACATAATCTCTATTATATAATTCTCCATGATACATTGAATAAACAGTAACATCTTCTAAAAAAGATATATCAGATGGTTTTATTTCATTTAATACATTATTACAATATTCTAAATAAGATGTTATGTTAACACCTGCTATTTCCTGTCTAAATTTTAAGTCAAAAAGAGAACCAAATAAAAGTTTATCCCCACTACCAATAATGTTATAATCATATAATTTTATTTTCTTTAATACATCATATCTGAATGCCCAAGCAAGACCATATGCTGAACTTTTATTATTAAATGATTTATATATAAGATGATTTCTAACAACCGATATACCAGAATTACAAAAGTTATATGTTAAATCATGATTTAATTTAAAAAAATTTATATTTTCTAATTCTAATAATGGATTAAAAACTAAAGTATCAGAAAAGCACTGAACAACTTTATATTGTTCTAAGTTCTTACATAAAACATCTACAAAATCTTCTTTACCAAAAATAATATCTGTATCTGCAATTATTACTATGTCAGTATTTTGAGGCAATAAATCAATTCCTATATTGAGTAATCTTTCCTTCTGCCACATTATATCTCCATCAGATATTTGAATTAAAGAATCAGCATCCCTATTATTAAGTTCAAAATTTCCATTAGGACTAAATTCAACAGTTAATAACTTAACATTATGTTTGCGAATGTTTTTTTGAAAAATATTATAATTTTTATATCTGAAAGCACTACCTGTATAGTTAAAATAACAACAAACTACAGCTACATTCATTATTATATTTTATAGAAGAATTTTAAAAAATCAAGATTTATTAAGCGGCTCCCAAACCTACTGGATTACCACTTGTATCAACTCCTACTTTCCATCTTTTACCTGTGGAGTCTTTTAATACTATTATAGATGGTGTATTTGTTACTTCAAGACTATTAATATATGTATAGTTAGCTGATAATGCTGTTATATTAGATCCTAAAACAAATGAATTATCCAAACCTAAATTAATACAATTGTTTGAACCCGCTGCAATAAATGAGCAGTTTGATCCTATATAGTTGCCTTGACCACCAGCTATAACAGAACTACGAGTAGTTAAACCATAATCATTACCATAAGGATAAGTGACACCATTACCTTTATTATACAAAAATGTAATTTCTGCTTCGGATAATGGTCTGTACCATATTCCAAGTTCATCCATTTTAACACCATTTGCAGACGATGCATATGAACCATCTGGCTGCGCAAGTACACCATATATATTTGTATAATTTGTATTATCTATTTTATGTCCAATATAAACTCCATTTCGATACATACGTACTCTACCATTAACATCTCTAGTAAGAGTAGCCATAGTCCAAGCGTTTGTTGGGCTGCCTATAATAACATTTAAACGATAATATGCATTTGGAACACCATAATACATACAATTATAATTTACATTAAAGTTTAATGATCCGTAGCCTTGTCCAGAAAATTGTTGAATATTTGAATTGTAAGTAGGAATTGTCCAATAATTAATTGTAAATTCTCCAGAAAGATTAACAGTACTGGTTGTAGATAACCATCCAGTAGTGTTACCTATAATACCATTTCCAATACGACCTGTTGTAGATGAAATTGTATTATGTTGTATTAAATGATTAGATCCAATTGAATTATTTCTTGTTCCAGTTCCTGATTCATCAAGTTTCCAATAAGAAGTAAGATTCTGGTTTGGTATAGCTACAGTATTAGAAACACCACCCCCAATAAATGAAGAATATCCTGAATTTGTGTTACGTATACCTGAAGCAATATATGATTCAGCTTCGTATATAACATTACCACAACCACTACCAATACCAGACCACCAACCAGCATTTAAAATACGATTTCTATCTCCACCCCCAATACTTGCACAATTTTGTGATAATGTATTATTTTCTCCACCATTTATTGTTGAACTCCTACTATTAATACAAATTTTATTACCATAACCACCAGCTACATTAGAGTATAAACCACCAATATCAATATTATTATTATTACCACCACCTACATTAGAGTATAAACCAGAAACTGTATTACCATAACCACCTGCAATAACAGATCTATTAGCAAATACTTTATTATAGGCACCTCCCCCTATAGCGGCACTATCTCCAGTAACACAATTACCAAGACCACCTGCAATACTAGTAAAATTATAATTAGCACAATTACTACAACCACCTACAACATTAGATGCTACTCCTGTAGCTTGATTGTTACTACCACCACCGACAAATGAATAAACAGCAGAAGCTGTATTATTACCTCTTTTGGGTCGTATAGAGCTTGTAGAATCAATTAATGTATAAGGCTGAGACGATACAGATTGATAAGCTGTATCCCATTGATTACTATTACCACCAGTTATAGAAGTAGCAGAAACAGAATTAAATACAGCACTGCTTAAACCAGTAACAGTATTATTAAATTGAAATGGTTGTGTTTCTATCTGTAAAGACATGATTATGTATTAGAAATTTTTTGATATAATGCAACATCATCTGCATAATAATCTTTAAGAATATTTATCTGATCTTGTGTTAATGTTGGTTTATTTGTTATATCAGTTTCATTTATAGTTGGAAGAGGAACTGGTAATCCGATTGTAGCACCCAAAGTATCCAATCCTTTATTAAAATCATAATAATTTATATTTTCAAAATTACCTATGATTATTGTTTGTGGTCTAAAGTGCCAATTTAAAGTTCCTTTATCTTGTTTAATTAACCAAGAAATAAAATCTTCAATATTAAGATTACTTGGAACCCCCATGAGTTTTTTTGCATATGCACTAATAAAACGATCAATAGGATCTCTTACAATTGCATGTGGTGTTCCTGTTGGAACACTTGATAATGGAATCACGGTATTAATATGTAAACCATCTTGTGCTGACAAATCAGGAAAAAATGTATTTGCTATTATTGTTGTTAGTGTTGAACTACCTACTCTTCTAATATTAGCAATTGAATGTCCATTAGGTAGATTAAAATATATACTTTGATGAGAATCTAAATTAGTTAAACCTAAATCGTTTGCTTTATTTATAACTTCAATTTCCGTTTGTGCCAAAAAGAATTGAGGTGAGATTTGATTAAATTCGCCAGAAAGACTGACTATTAATGGATTTGAATTTTTAGCTCCGTAAAAAATTCCGTAGTATGGATTTGTATATTGTGTTGTCATAAATTATAATGTATAGTCCCAAAGTTGAATTGCTTTATTAGTTCCATTTACATTTATTATTAAAAATGTACCAGATGCAGTTACTGGATTAGTAAATGTAGTAGGTGCAGATGTTATATTTAATGCACTAGCATAGATTGTGTTTGTAGCACTAATATTACCAGAAACTGTTAATTTTGCATTTGGTGTTGTTGTTCCAATACCTACATTTCCATTAGCTGATATAAATACCGTAGATGTATTACCTATACCTTTGTTATAAAAAGATAAAGATTCATTGCCAACACTTATACGCCCTAATCCACTTGTGTAATCTACAATTAAACCTGTTGTAAATAAATTTGTATAACCACCATTTGTAAAAAAACCTTTAAAGGCAGTAATAGAACCTCCTGCTCCTATACTATTATTATCGACAAGTCCTGCACCTAAATTTATATTATTAGCGAATAAAGTATTTGTAGCACTAATATTACCAGAAACTGTTAATTTTGTATTTGGTGTTGTTGTTCCAATACCTAAATTACCAGATGAGTTAATTCTCATTCTTTCATTGGTGTTTAACGTACCACCAGTAAAAAATGTTAAATTGCTTGTACTTGCTGCTGCTCCTAATACAAGATTGGCACTTGTTGAATAAACATATGAATCTCCTGCATTAACTACATTAAATGTAGGACTATATAAATTACCATTATATTTTGTACTTGCTATACCTAAATCCAAATAGTTAATATTATCGTCATTATAGAGAGAAATATCGGTACTTGAACTAACACTTGGTGTTATATTTTGAATCTGATTAAATACTGATCCACTAGCCGAAGAAATAATAGTAAGAGGTGCAGAGTTTAATGTTGCAATACTAGCAGTTGATCCAAATTGAGCAACGGGAGAAGCCACTATACCTTGAGAAGAAATATTATTAACAAATGTATAATTATTTGCACTTACTGAAATATTAGAACCTAAAATAAAATTGTTTGTTCCGCTTAAAGCATTATTTTTTCCATTTAATATAGTATTATAGTTTCCGCAAATTTTATTATTACATCCATTTATAATTGAACTAAAATTACTACACGTTGAAGAATTACCGTAACAAGATTGAATACAGTTACGAGATCCATTTAAAATTGTATTGTAACTTGAATATGTATCGGTATTGTATGTATATGAAAGATTTTTATTTGTAATACAATTAGCAGATCCATTTATAATGGAATTATTTATAAATGCTCCACCAGCTTGATAATAACAAGAATTATTATTATAATAACCAGAACCAGTACCAAGTATACTATTACCATATCCGCTTATATTACTATAAGTAATACTACTTGTTGAATATGGTGTTGCAGCACCGCCACTTCCTACAGATGATATAATTGATGTTGCAAGAATTGTATTAAGAGTTCCATTTATTACTGTATTATAATTTGTGCATCCTAGTGTGCCATTACCTGTATAATTTCTATTACCATTTAAAATAGAATTATAACCTGCACTTATAGTACTATTATCACTAAGTGAATTAAGATATGGTAAAATAGATGGTTGACTAATATATCCACCAATAGAACCACAATGTTTATAAAATTGTGTAATATTTGATATGTTACTACCTCTACAAGTAAAATTATCTGTAGTTAAATTTTTTGCACATACACTAGCACCCGAAATATTTCCCATACCTACACCACCAGCAGACAAATTGTTTACATATGTAGTACAATCACAAGAGGCTTTAATGCTATTACCCAATATAAAAACATTAGTTTTATTATTTGTATTATTACTATAACCACCTAATACTACCGAATAACCTCCAGAAGCTGTATTGTCTTTTCCAGTACCAATAAAATTATAATTATTTGTAACACAATTATTACATCCGCTACCAATAAAAGAATAATCACTTACTATACATCCAGAAAAACCACCAACAATTGATGAATAATTTCCTGCAATATTATTACGACAACCAGTTCCTATAAAATTATTTGCTATTTTTATATAACCACTATTAGATGCATTTGGAGCACCACTATAATTTGGTGTAAGAATTTGTGGTTGTTGAGAAATACAATTTTTATAACCATTTAAAATTGTGTTTGAACAAACTACCGAACAACCAATAATTGGGTTGGTCGTGCAATTACCGTTATCATAATAATCAGATGCAGCAGCACATGCTTTAATAAAATTACAACAACCACCAGCAATAATATTATTATTTAAAATATTTGGGGGTGTACCATAACTTATTAATGAATAACTTCCGCTATATGTGCAAGTTGCAGATATAGAACTATTGTATGAATTTAAAATAGTATTGCAACTATCATTAATAGTATTATTTATACCATTACCTATAAAATTATAAGAACTTAGTGCTCTATTATTAGATCCGCCTAGAACAGTAGACCAATTTCCAGATGCTATGTTATTACCTATTTTTAATACTATAGATGATGTAGAGGAAATTAAAGTATAAGGCTGAGTAGATAGAGACCTATATGCAGTATTCCATTGACTACTATTACCACTTATATCATAAAACAAATTACTGGTTGAAACATTACCAGTAACTGTTAGGTCATTTTTAGTCTTAAATGATACGTTGATAGCCATTTAATATATACTTAATCAAATTGTTAAATATTTCCATTCAGAAATAATAATTTATATTAAAGCTAAACAATGTACACTTATTAAGTAAGAATATGATGCTACGAATATAAAGTTAATATCTAAAGTGGTAGATACAGCACTAATTGTTATTCCTGATGGGGTATTTTGAATAATACCATATGGATCAATAAAGCCATATATTGTATAATTCCAATTTGCTCCATCATAGTGTGCTAATATTTCAGCAATACCTGATTGATTAGTTGGAGAAGCTGAACCAGTATTAACAAATTTTACCAAAAACTTTGCTGTGGTGTAACTTGCAACGGGTACGGTTGTTATTGTTGGTGCTGAAGATGTTCCAGTTGCATAATAATTTTTAGCAAGTGTTTTTGAGCTACCAGATGATCCAGTTGTTATTACACCTTGGAAAGTTGGTGAGTCTCCAGTACCTAGACCTAATGCGGTTGCACCATTTGCTACGCTTGTTGCAGTTAATACTGCAAATCCTGTTGTTGATACACCGATTGCGCTTACGTTTGCAGTAGAACCTGTGGGATTACCAAGAACACTATTAGCTGCAACTTGTTGAATCTGGTTATATTGAACTTTATTTGTACCAATTGCAGTTGGAATTGTTATATCCGCACTACCATCAAATGATGTTGATGTAAATGTTATATCACCACTAGATGTGATATTTCTTGCTGTTTTAAGTTTTGTTGCTGTATCAGCATTACCTGTAACTGAACCAGAGAGATTTGCAACAAGTGTATCAATTGTTTTTGTATTTGTTGATACTGAATTTGCACTTGGTTCAGTAACCATGCTACTGAATAAATACCAAGGTTTTATACCATTTACTAAATCTTTACTTCTTAATAAACCAGCGTGTGCATATGTACCTGAAGTATAATGACCTACAAGACCAATATCTAATGAATCTGTAGGATTATCTTCCCCAAGATAAATTATTGGTGCGTTAACTACCAATTCACCTTGAACTATTTGTATTGCAGAACCACCAAAATATAAACTTCCTCCAACACTAAGATTAGATCCAACACTAAGATTAGATCCAATACTAACACTATTTGTAAAATTACCAGAAGCTGCTTGGAATGATGCAGCGGTTGAAACAATACCTGTTCCATTTGGACTTAATGTAATATTACCGTTTGATGCTGTTGAAATTGTTATACCAGCACTACCTGTAATATTACCAACACTTGAAAGATTACCTGTAACATCTTGAGTACCATTAAAATTTTGACCCCATAATGTATGAGTAGTTGTAAGGGATGCAGCACTACCTGTTGTATTTTGGTTAAGTGTTGGAATATCTGCTGCCACTATTGCACGGAATGATGGTGCTGCGGGTATACCATTTGGTGCTGCTAAAAAGTAATTTGCAGTTTTACTACCATAAGGATTTAATGTATCACCATAAGCTGCATTAAGAGAAATTGTTGGTGTTGTACCTCCAGATGAAGCAACTGGAGATGTTGCACCAACACTAGTTAATCTATTATTTATTTGCGTTTGAATTGCACTTGTAACACCACTAACATAACCAAGTTCTGTTGATGTTGTTGCTGATGCTACTGGAATACCGTTTGTATCTGATACCAGTGCTCTGCTTGCGGTAATGGCAGCAGCTTCAATTATAGCTCCTCCACTTGATTGCATTACCCTATTGTTATTCAGGGCGGTTGTACTGTTAGTGCCACCATGACTAATATCAATTGCAGTACCATTCCATGTTCCCGAAGTAATCGTACCAACTGTTACAATACTTGAACTACCAGCAAGAGGAGAAGCACCAATTGTATTATATGATACCGTTTTTGTTGAAGATCCATCAAAAGTTAAAGGTGAAGATCCACCAGATCCACCAGAATTAAACGTAATAGCATTGGCAACACTTGCAGCAGCATTACCAGAAAGTAAAAATATATTTGTAAGATTAGTTCCACTAGATAAAATTTTACCAAATGTGTTTTGGTCATTTCTAATTGTAAAAGCTGAATTTATATTTGACATAATATTTTATATACTTACAATTTATATAATTATTAAATTAAAAATGGTTTGTTCTTAGACCTTTTATAAAAAAAGAATCTGTATTATTAATACTATTGGGATAATTTATCCAGAAATAAACATAATTTGAATCTATTGTTGCGTTATAATTTACTAAAATATTACCTGTTGTAATTTGACCATATTCTGAAACCACTGCTATATTGTCAATTAACGAAGCAACTAAATTTATTTCTGAATAATAAATATCGTTACTATAATTTGCCTCTACTTGAAGCGTATACTTTGCTGTTTTAAAATCAGATAAATGAAATCTATCAACCAATGATTGCGTGTTAGTTCCCGATAATGGAATTTGAACGAATATTGGTGTATGGGGATTTAAATTTATTGGTAAAAAATGATTTGGATTTGTTTGATCATTTCCTGCAAATTTATAAACTCTTCCATTTGTTAAGACTACATCATAACCTTTTTGTAATTGTTGAGTATTATATTGCGTAAATTGTTGTATGGTTTTATATGATGATGGTGCAACTACATCAGAATATATTAATGGAGCAAGAGATGTCGTATTACTTTCACCTAAAGAAAGTTGACCCGAAGCTGCATCGTATATTAAATTTCCACCACCTGTTTTAATATTTGTTAAATGGCTACCGTCTCCATAAAGATAATTTGCTGTAATATTATCAGCATTTAAATTATTAACATATGTTGTGTTATCCTGTGAAGTAACAATATTTGAACCTATGACGAATGAATTGTTGTTGGTTGCTGTATTATTTTCACCTCCCAATATACCAGCATAGTTACCAGATGCAGTATTGTTTTTACCGCCTAGAACATTAGAATATGTACCAGATGCAGTATTATTACCGTTTGTTGGCACTATTGAAAAATCACCAGTACCTGACATGTAAATCTGTTCACTTATGACAGGTATTGACGGACTAACTTGACCTACCGTTAACCCTATTCCTTGTGAAAAATCAGAAAAGCTTCTTAATAATGGGGGAGCAGAAGATTGAGTAGAATCTTCTAAGGTTTTACCATCGGTTGTTAAAAATTTAGAATCAATGGTATAGATTTTTTTGTAAACCTCATCCATGCTTTTAAACATCCAACCTTTAATGGTAAATTGTGTCGTTGCGGTTATTCTATATGGTTGAGTGGGTCCCAAATTGTCTGGGTACTGCATGTTTATATTACCACTCCAAAGAACTTCACTTCTTATTTCATAAGGTGTGCTTGATTTGTGATTGCTTGGTAATTTCCAAGATATAATAATATATGGATCGGTATAGGGAACAAAATTCGTAAGAATTTGATCCATGTCAGCTTGATACCTTGTTATAATTGTCATGTCAATTGTTATATTGACGGGAACAGGTTGAGGTATATGTTTTAAGAAGTTTCCACTTCCATCTTTAGGATCATAATCAATGGTAAACCCATCAATTTTATTAAAAACTCTTGCTTGGTCTCTTGAAATACTTCCAATATTAACGGCAATAACAGGAACGGTTAATCCACCCGCCGCAGGACTATTTAAATTACTAAAAACCCTTTGTTTTGGTGAATATACGAATAAAACCTTATCACCAGTAACAGGCTCGACTAAAGTTTCATTTTGATCATACCTTTTGATGATAACATCATTAAAAGCACCGATAAATTGCTCAACAAGCGTCTGGACTTCCCAATTAAAAGTATAATTCTTCACTTACACTACTTAGTGAAAAAGATTTACTTTATAAGATTGCTTAACTCTAAATTATTAGTAATACTGCTTTTAATTGCTTCAAGATCAAGAGCTTTTTTAACACAGTTACAAAGATAGTAATGAAAATTTTGATTATCTCTTCCAATGTGACCTCTACCAAAGCATTTTTTACAAGATGATGATGGTTTTTTCAATAATGGAAGCTGCCCCATGTCTAATAATGAGAAATCGGACTCTGGAATGGTGTAAAATGTTCCAGAAAATGCGCTATATATGATTTTAGTTGATTCTTGCATCGATTGTTAAAATTTTATCCCAAAATTTGTTACCAGAAACTTTTGCAGGATAAACCATAAGATTATTTTCAATTTCTGGTGCATGTTTTGCTAATGTTTTAATTCGGTAATCAAAATATATTAAATTATCTTCTTCGTGTATTTCGGTTTCAAATGGGATGGGTATTTCTATCTTTTCTTTTAATTTCTTTGTAGTATCCATTATAAAAGTAAGATAAAAATTCTTTTGATAAAAAATAACTAATTTTCCTTGTTTGTGAATTTTTTTATCAATTTCTATTGAAATTTGTTTTTGTAATAAAAATTTACAGGCTTTTTCTAAAATTGTTCCAGATATAGTCATTATTTGTCCATGAATCCTTTTTTCTGTGCAGGTGACATTTTTAATATTACATCCACAAAGTATTTTAAAAATTTTGCCATTGGTGTTGTTGGTATAATGGATACAATTTCACACCCTTCGCATGAAACGTTTCTCCAATCCTGCATCATGATATCCCAAACTGTTGCCAAGTTCTTTTTTATAGCATTATATGGTGGTGGATTTTTTGGTTTTTTAAAATTTAATGTTTCTTTACCAAAAACCGAATTTAAAAGTTTTCTATCCAACGTACAAAGCATTCTTCTTGATGTTGGTTTTCTGGTTTTGTCTCTTCTAGTAAATTTTAATTCCACCAAATTAGTTTGGCAAATTTTCATTACTGTTAATGGAGATAAACCTGCCATAATTTATTACTTAATCTTTTTGTTAATTTTTTTTAATTGAGGTTGTGGTTTTGCTTCACATACACCAAATATTCTACTTTCGTTTAAAAATACAATGTGTTTTAAATCATTAAGGTTTGATACTTTGATACCTTTGTCATTTGGGAACACAATAATATCATTAGCCTTAACAGTCTTGCAATCAGGTCCTGCAAGGATTACTCTTGCAAGTCTCCATGCAAAATTTACGGTGTTAATTGGAACCCATATACTACCTCTTAAAATTTCCGTACCATCATCGTTAACGTCAATATACTGACACATCAATATATCATCTAAAACTTTTGTTAATGTCCAACTATCTAATTCAAAAGCATGACCTAGATAGTTATCTAGCTGTACTTTACCACCGATATTGTCATTTTGTTCTGGTCTTTCAATCATATATTTTATTTAGGCAATAAATTTAATTCTTCAAGTGTGTTATTATACATTTCTAATTCTTTTCTTGAAATTTCCATAACCGAACACAAATTATCAAGGTTTGGATCGCTTTCTTCTACCCCTTTATTGCTTTTTTTAATGTATTGTATTTTTTTAGTATGCTTTGGGATTACTTTATAATAAAACTTCGCTAAAAATTCTTCATCTGATATATTCCACTTGTTCGTAGTCATATTGACAATCTGTGCAATTGGTTTACTCGTCATTGACAGCCATCTATTTGTCATATAACTTATATTTTTAGGTATCTCTGGCTTTTTGGAATCAATTTTAAGAATCCAATTTAAAAATGGAAAGAATATGTTTTTCACTTATAGAATCTATCAAATTTAAGTGCACTAACTTGCCATTCATTACTATTCATCGAATCGCCTAGTCCAAAATGCACAACTCTAATAGGAGTAACACCCATCTTAAGCTTTTTCTGGTTAGCATTCAAGCATAATGTCATGTCGTAATGATGAAAGTCAAAATTTTCATCAAATTTTAATTGTTTTTCTAAAAATTTATCTATGTTTACGGCAAGAAATAGTCCATCAAGTATTAATGCACGAGAATCTGACTTTCCAAAAACACTTGTCCAAACAATACCTTGGTGTGAATGACCAACTTCACCCACATGATCCTGTTTCTCGCTCATTAAATGCCATGCAGGTGGTTTTGATAGGTCGCATTTCTTTGATCCAGCTAACCCAACAATATCATATTTTTCAAATGCTATGTTTAGTTTCTCTTCCCAAAACAAATCTTCAATTAAAACATCGTCATGAACAAAAATTACTCTTTTTCCCTTGTAAGATTCATTTATAAATTTGTTGTAGATTTTAGATAATCCTTCTTTGTTTTCAAATAATATTGAACATTGATTGGTTAATCCTGCCTTTTCTAAAAAAATTGCAATTTGAGATTTTTCCCAAAAATCGTTGTGATTATATTGAGTTGCAATTACAAAATGGTAAATACTTGATAGATTTGTCATATTAAAGGATAAATAGTTGTAAATATAATGATGAAGAACACTAAAAAAGTCAAGAGTAAATTAAAGCCTCGTATGAAGCTTAAGAAAACTAATTTAAAATCAACTGTTCCTGATCAGTGTAGTTGTGAGCAAAAAGAAGCAAGAAATATTCTTAAAAAGAATATGGCAGGTGATCCAAAATTAAATGAATCATCAAATCTTTTGTTCGCAGAACAATTTTTAATTTCATTATTAACAGAAGAAGAGGAACTTCAAGGTGAGTTGCCAGCAGGACCGCCAGCCGAAACTGCACCTGAAGATTTTACACCAGAAAAAAACCAAAAGGATTTTACAGATTCATTAGAGCAGGGAACAGATGCCAACGAGTTTGATGTTGAAGGTGTTTCTTCGGATATCACACTTGAAACAATTAAAAAGGTTAAAGATTGGGCTATCAAATTAAATGATTTTGAAAAGTTTTTAAATAACCCATCACAAGATTCACTTCACCGTATTTTAGCTGATAATGATCGTGCTGGTAGCTTACTTCGTGGTATTACCCGTAAGGCTTCTGATTCAATCACTCGTATTGCTGGCGAAATTGCAAAGCTTAAAGAAGTTCTCAATACATTCGTCAACACCGCACCAAAGAAGATGCGTGATACTGAGCAGTTAAAGTTAGGTAGTTAATTGTAAACAATTATCAAGGATTACTTGGTAATCAATTTCATTTAAATCTTCAAAGATACACCATTCGTTAAAATCTTTGTAACCTGTTCCTTTCTTCCAAGAAAAGATTGATTCGTTATTCATGAGAATTTCTTTCATCTTTTCCTTTGCTGTATCATCATAATTAGGATTATCCAATACCCATATTCTTTTGTGAAATGGAAACTCTGCTAATTGATCAGACTGGGTTTTTGTTAAACTAATACCAGCAACACCCACTGCGTTTTTAACGCACATTGAATCAATAGGTCCTTCAAACAAAAAGATGTAAGGAATGTCTACGTTCACCCTTTCAATTCCAAAAACTGTTTTCTCATATCCAGACTTGCCTAAATACCTTGGTTCACTTCTATCAAGTGCTCTGGTTTGGTAAAACGTTACCTTTCTGTTTCTATCATAGAAAGGTATACAAAGTCTGTTAGCATGAGTGCTGTCAGTAAGACTTATAAAAAGATTTGGAGATTTATTTACAAGAGTATCGAGTTTTCTATTTTTAACATATGTTAATGCTTCACTAAAATACTTGTTGTTTTTATAATACTGTTGCTGAACTTGATCAAATATATTAATTGAATCATAAGGTAGGTCAGGAATTGTTTTTCTTTTATATGTTGTTGTAATATTTTCCTTTTTAAATACATCCACTGATATATCATCGGAATTAATCTCCAGTTGAATATCTTCATATGACATACCTGTAGTTTTCTTAATCCAATTCAAAGCTGACCAAGTTTCATTACAGTTAAAACAATGAAAAGTATTGGTATTAGGATAATACCAGAGTCTTTTTTTTCTACCCAAACTTTTTCCTTCTTTACAGATAGGACATGATGCATTATACTGACCGTTATGCTTTTTAAATTCTGGTTCTATGGAATAACTCATGAATTTATTCATGACATAGGTAGACGGAAGCCTGTGTTTCATATTCTCAATATAACAGAGAATATCTTGAAGTCAATTAAATTTCAGTATGCTGAACTTTAGGTGGTGATTCGGCATTGAACCATTCTGCGGTTTCTTTAGAAGTTGGTTCTTTTGGATTTGTTACCATATCCTCTAAGTTTTGCTCTTCTGGTTGGGATTCTTCTTCTTTGTAAGGTTCAAACGGACACTCATCATGGTTTTTTAACCAATCATAAAATATAACAGCATATCCATCTGCAATTTCACTTTTTTTAAGTTGTTTAAAGATTAAAGAAATTGCATTTTTAAGAGTTTTAGGTGTATAAAAATCTTTATCTTTTAATTTTAAAGCAATTGATTTAAAATGCCCCTTGTGTTCATCTTCTGGGTCAAGTTCATTAATTAATTTTTTAACCGAATCAAGATTAAACTTAAACTTTTTTGTTTCATCTTTTTTTCTTCCTTCCTCTAAAAGATTTTCAACTAAAATATCATAATTCTTTAACATATTACTACTTATATGTTATATATTACCTTTTCTTACTTTCAATAATTTTTAAAATTTCAATAACCGCATATCTTCCTATATGTGAATCAGTGCAACCATTAGCTCTTGAGCAGTCTTTCCATCTTTTTATTAAATCTTCACTACATCTAAAATTTGCTACTGCTGTCTGTTCGCCTTTTCTTTTATTTTCTTGTGGTGGAAGTTGGAAATTTTTTTCTTCAATTAATTTTAAAATATTTTCTAATCCACGCACTAAAATATCAGATGCAGTTAAATTTTCTAGTGTAGTTGCTGTTTGTTTGAATTTAATTAATAAGTCAAGTGGTATTCTAAAAGATGAATTTTTTTTAATAGACATATATATAATTACCTAATACCCATGTCTTTTTCGATTCTTTTTAAATCTGCTTCGCTTGCACCTATAACAGTACTAAGCAAACTGGTCTCCTCACCAAAAAATTTACCATTTGGTTGGATGTAAAGTTCGGTCATTTTAATTCTTTCTTCTCTATTACCAAAAATTTCAATTAATGCTGGTGAATCTTCTTTTGGAAAGACTCTGCCATCTGCTCTATTGTATGATTCACTAAATACTTTAAAAATATTGTCAATTTCTTCTCTAAAGGTTTCATCAATCTCTCTAAATCCATCATTTTCAATTGGTACGGAGGCTACTTTTGTTAGTGGTACAAAGAAAATAATATCAAACATCTTCAATGTTTCTCTTATCATGACTCTTTGTTCGTCAAGAAGTTTGTCACTAAGCTTTCCATTCAAGTTCAACCATGAAGAATATGCCAAAACATCAAGAACGCACCTGTCAGTAATAAAAAAATCATTACCTGCTGAGTTAATAATCTGATCGGTTAAGAAATTTAGAATTTCCTTCTGTGTTTCTTCGGTTGATTCTTTGCTATGGGGAAGATTTTTTTCCTGTAACATCTCCCTGTAAGATTTATTCGTTGTCGTGTACATTGACCAATTCGTAATGAAATCCTTTACGAATGTGGACTTACCCATGTTTTGTGAACCTACTACCGCTATTTTCATTCTTTTATATCCTTTACAATTTCAGGAAAAAACTTAACAATTTCTTGTGTGTGTTCGTCATGAAAAACATCTTCATCTTTATTATTTTTAAAAGCAACAATATTTATGTCATCTAAAACAATTTCTGGAAACATTATTCTAATTTTTTTTGCAAGTTCAAACATATTTAATGTTTCTTGTTTATAAAAAGAAGCACATACATCAACACTTGATGAAAATAAAAGACTTTCTAAAAGAGTTTTTACTTCATCTTTTGTTAAAGATGAAATACTATAAGATTCATTAATATTATTCATTACCTACTATTTTAATAGTAATAATGAAAAAGTCAAACTAATATTATTCATCCCCAGCCATTGGGACGCTGTCTAGTGTTTGTTTAATGTTTTTAATTTCTTGTTTCGTGTCTGTTGATTTTTTAGGATCTAATTTAGTGGAAAGTGCTGTTAATATACTATCCAATTTAGTCATTTGACCTCTGCCTTCCATTGCTTTTAAAATTTCATTTTTATCCTCACCTTTATAATTTTTTAAAATAAAATCATATAATGAATTTAAAAAATTCTGAATTACATTTGGTTCATCATTTATCATCTGATTGTCATTTGGTGTGGGTAATGCAGAATCTTCGGTTGAAGATACTTGTTGGGGTGTATTCATATCTGCGCCAGCTTCATCTTCCACTTCGGGTGCTACTTCGGGTGCAGGGGCATTAGTTGGATCAAGTTCTTCTGAACCTGCGGGTTCTTCGGTTGGCATTCCTTGAGCCTCAAGAATGTGATTATATTTCCCAATCAGATTTAAAAATTTACTCATATTAATCTATTTATCTATTTATGCACAACTTTCCACAAGTTTAGCTTCTGCTTCTCGTCTTTCTAGTAATCCATCCAACCCTTTGCCTTCCCATATACGTTTCATTTTGCGAAGTTCTTTGGCTATACCTTTATAATCTTTCTTGGGAACTAAAACTCTTATGTTTCTCATTTCTAAACGACTATCTCCTGTTAATGAAGATCCTCTGTTAAAAACTAGAGAGACAATTGCACCATAGGCATCATCACAAAGCTCTGAGAGGCTTGGGAAAGCTTTTTCTGCAAGTCTAGAAAACTTTGCCCATGTAATCTTATCAAATATATCTATGGCTTTATCCCAAGGGATTTCTATACCACTATTTTTATGTTGTTGAGTATATTCTTTACCAGCTTGTCCTGTTTTACCAGAAGCACCTTTTATTATTTCTAATTGATCTTTAGGGAGAAAAGAAAACATTGTTTCTAATTCGTTTGGGGTATAATAACCACAATCAATTCCAATACCAAGAGTCATTCCACTAGCACCACTGGGCCATTCTGGTTTAGTCAAATACTTTTCATAGTAGGATTTTCCACCACCTACTTCATATTCTAAAATTAATGCTAGTGCTTTCGATGATGGGTTTTTCATATTATTTCTTTTTTTTCTTTCCTTTATTCTTTGGCTTCTTATGATTTTTCTTCATATTAATTGCAATAGCTGCTTGCTGTGCCATATTTGCTGCTTCTAAAAAATATTGTTTAAAGTTCATAATTCGGTTATGTTATAATCTTCTTCCTTTGCGTTATTGGAAAGGATTTCCTCTTTTACATCTTCATGTTTGGTTTCTTTTACTGACTGAGCTTCTCCAGAGACACTTGCACTAGAAGAACTATTATATCTAAGGTCAACAAGTCCTTGAGCACCAAGATACACAGATATAACAAGCGCAATCTGCTCCATAATCTTTGTAAAAATTGTTGCATATGTTGTAATAACAATGTCATGATCTTTTGGGATAAAAAATAATATACCAACTGCTATAAAGAACATCGAAACTATAACAAGCAACGATGTCATGATTATAAAAAACTTTTTGGAAGCCAAATGATTGGTATCTTCCATTTGTTTTTCTAAATAAGCAGGTGTATTGGGTGGTGCTTTTCCGTTTGTAAGAAAAGCACTAACAGTTTGACCTATATTGACAAGATTTTGCCACATATAGGTACTTATGCTTAAAACTAAAATATAGTACCAAGAATAAAACCAACCACAAAGCCAACAAGGAAAATTGCCTTTAGGGGATTTGTTTTTGCCCAAAGATATAAATCACCAATAATAAAAATTGTTTTTTGTTTTACTATAACTGCGTCTTGTTTTATTGTTTCTTCTATTTTTTGCGTGTCCATATTATAAAAAGAATAATCCGTTGGATTTAGCATAGAAATATACACCGATTAATACCAATAATCCAATTATGATAATGTTTCTCCATAAAAGCTGAAGATCCTTCTTGATAAGAAGCTTTTCGTCAGCGTTTAACTTATCAAGTATTTTACTTTGATTTGTTTTTTGTAATGCAAGTTCTTCATCAACAATTTTTTTATCTTTTATAAGATTTGCATTATCTTTTGTAAGTTGATTTTTGGTATCTCTATCTTTTAAAAGAGTTGAGTAATCTTCAGACCCCACCACTATTACCTTAGAATTTTTAAATTGATCTGGTACTAAAACAACTTGTGTTTTTTCTGCGTTTTTTGAATTTTTAACAACTTCACCTGCTTGATAAACAGATTGCACTTGTATCCTATGCTTTGGGATTTTTACCAATCTTGTTGTTTGGTCTGAGTAATAGTAAGCAAGATCAATTCTACCCTTGTTTACTGAATCATTGGTAGCATAAACATTACGACTTAATGCTTCTGATTGTTTTTCTGTATAAACGGTGCAAGATACAAGAAATATTGTCAAAAAAGTTAAAATTTTCTTCATACGGATATTTAATGAACAAGTTTAGTTGTCAAGTCTGAACTACTAGAAGTAGAAAGAGAATCAGAATTACACATGGGTTTATAACCACCGTTCCAAGGACTAGGAAAGGGTATTTCATGTTTAGAAACACAATCATCAATCCCGTGACCCCAATTGTTATAATGACCTAATCCCTTGAGTTTATTTTGTTCTTCTAATGCATTTGCTATTCTATTAAGAGCAAATACTATATCTTTTAAAGATCCGTCTATATTTGTAATCATATTTTTATATTAAACAATTAACATAAAAAAATTAATTGTCAAACCATTTTTTAATGTTTTTACCTATACATGTTGGTATTTTAAAAAATAAACTTTCTTCGTTAAGTGCATGAGCTTCTTTTGCGTTGGCAATTGTGATGAAATCAGATAACAGCTTAATATTTCTTTCAAATCCTGCACCCTTTGATTTGTGATAAGCACTTTTACTAAAATGTCCATCATTTAAAACAATGGAATCTGGACTTTCTTCCATCCACATCTCAGTTAACATTTTATCATCTGATAAAATATAGGCAGTTTTTACTTTTTTTCTAAGATTTTTCCAATTTAAAGCATCAAAACCTCTATCTGTTCCTCTTAGATGAACCAAAGGCATTTTTGTTAAAGTTTTTGTTTTATTTTTAATTAATTGTTTAACTTCATCGGTTAATCTTAATTTATCTGAAATTAAATCGTAATCATATCTCCTATAACCTATACCAGAATAAACAACACATTCTTCATCTCTGTTTTCTATATTTTCCCATTCTTTTATATTATAAAGCCATTCACCACCCTTTGGATAATTTATTTCAGACCAAATAATAGGATGAACATTTTTCTTTTTTGGTTCTTTTTCAATTGTTTGGATATTTTTAATTTTAAAATATCTAAAAAAAGAATCATTCCAAATAGAATCTTTCCAATCCACATGCAAAATTCTTTTTTCATTTTCCGCTAACCACATACAATAAGTTAATCCCTGAAGCCTGTCACCAAATCCTTCCCAACCTTTCATAATAATGTATTTTGCTTTTGGCATAAAAATTTCCAAGAAGTATTATAAGATATTTAAGTATTATAAGATATTTAAGTATTATATTTAAGTTAAAAGCACTATAAGGGTTAAAAAGGATGACATCCTATTTTACTCCTGTGAGATATATTTGTCAATAGGTAGTTTTAACTTTTTTTTATGTTTGGTTAAAAATTCTTCATCTTCACCAGATGGAATAATACAAGGATAACCATCAAAAATACCTTTAATACACTGAAATAAAGGCTTTTCACTCTGTATTTCAACAAAATTTGGTAATTTTGACTTTAAAACTTTTTTTGCAACCTTAATAAACCTATTTGGGTCATCAAAATACTCATTCCACACGTTTAAATTGATTTTTTCTCTATAAAAGCATAAAATTTTGCAATTTGACTTGTTCAATTTATCATTAATGATAATTAACGCATCTGTAATCCACAATTGTATATATTCCTTTATCCTTATATTCTTTTCAGATATTTTACCATTCTTTAATAATTGCCACTCGTAGCAATAATCAACATAATCTGCTGCAAGTTCTTCGATGTAATCAAATACGTCAAATATAAGGATATTATCCTTTAAATGGTAAAAAAAATAATCTTTAGAGTACCTCATCCTTATTAGATATTATAACATCTAATAGGATTTGTTCAACTATTTCTTGTGGTAAACCAGTGTTTGCATGTTTAACACTTTCGTTAATTTGTGAGAACTGGTGTTTTAATCTATCTTTCAACTCAAATGCAAAAATGGTTTGCTCCTTGGTAAGCTTTTCGTAGGTTGGTGTTTGCTGAAGCCTAAGTGCCTCTAGTAATGGTTCACCAGCATTTGCAACAATACCAGCAAGTCTTTTGTAAAAACGATTAAGAGGAGAGTTTGCAGCGAAATTAGCTACCTTTGAGATATTTTCATACAAATAACTTAAAACTAAAGATTTCTCCACTTGTTCTTTAACCGATGCAAGAAATTCAGGACCTCTCACATGAACTTTACCATAAGGATTGAATGGACATCCTGTACCAACTACCTTTGAACCACAAAAAATACATTTATTTGGTGCACCAAAATGAACATGTGTCTTTGTTGGACTGTAAAGACAAGGTCTTCCGTAATATTTTGAGTTACAATATATGCAATGAGAGTCCATGTTCTATTATTTAGTCTAAAATACCAAATTTTTCTAGTTCTTGTTTGGGTGCTTTACCTATTCTTAGGTTTAAAATGCCATTATAATAGTCTTTTCTGAATAAAACATCTTTTTCCATTTGTTCTTTTGCTTCAAAATAAGCCAAAGCCCATTTGGAATCGCAAGTTTTTAATATTTTAAATATAAATTTATCCTTACCATGAATTTTAATATCTTGCATTAAATCATTTGAAGAACTTGTATATGTTTTCCAATCGGATTCTTTCGAGTCAATCCTGTTTCTGGTTTTTCCTTTTAGAGGTTTTCTTTTAACCCTAGATTTACATTGTTTTTTACCAATATACTTCTTATTACTAACAGTATTTGTAATTTCATATATAAACCCAAAAGTATCTTCTGTTATTTCAACAGATTCATTTAAAATCCAGTGACCAGTATCCATTATTTCTTTTTACGTTTAACACGCTTGCGTGTTTTTTTACTCTTGGAATTCATCAACGGGGGGAAATTTCTTCTAATAACTCCACCAACAGGTGCTGGTAAACGCACATCATTACCAGCATTCCAAACATTAACTCCACTAAATTGACTTGAAGTGCCAGAAGAAGCTCCTAATGTTCCACCTGCCGTACTGTTAGAATTTTCTGATATTAATTTATTAAATAATTGTTGAAAACGTTTCATAATGTGTTATAGTGTTAATATACTTATGGAGATATTTGATAAATTTCAGGAAGAAATTAAAGAAGATGTTAAAATCGATCAATTAAATTTGTTAGATAAGCAAATGATGCTTCCTGCAATTAAACATAAATGGGTTGCAAGACTCATGATGCAAAAAAAAACAAAAAATTCTTTAGATAAAAAGAAAAAAGAATTAAAAGAAGAAGTACTTAAAACATTAACCGAAAAAGGCATCCCAACAGGTATACCTAAAGTAGCACTCGATGCAAAAGTAGAATCTTCTGATGTTATTCAAAAAATAAATCAAGAAATTCAAGACGCACAAATTTTAATAGAATATTTAGAAAAAGTTGAAGGTGTATTTCGTAGCATGACTTTTGATATTAAAAATATCACAGAAATTACCAAGTTAGAAACCACATGATTGAATTAACCTTAACCCCTAGCGGTAAACAAGCTCAGATTAACACTGATGCGTCTACGCTTGCGCTGATAAGGGATAAGTTTTCTATTGCAAATCCCGCACACCGAAGGAACGCACGGTTTGTACCAGCAAGACTATACTGTATTACCCCATCTGGTAAATTCGAAATAGGAATGTTAAAAGACATATGTTCTTATTTGGAAAGTTGCCAAAAATCCTTTAATATAACTGATATTCTTAAAAAGAAATTTTCTGTTGGGTTTCAAAATCCAATTATTAAAAAATATTGCATGGTTTACAGGGATCACCAAGATAAATCAATCAACATGGCAATTAAAAAAGGAAGAGGTATCATTTGTATTCCTACTGCTGGTGGAAAAACTCTTATTATGGCTGGTATAATAGAAAGCATGAGACTTTCTATGTATAAGCCAAATGCAAAAGCTCTTGTTTTGGTTCCAAATATTCAACTAGTTGAGCAGACTGCAAAGGATTTTGAAGAATATGGCATGGAAAAAGTTACCAAATGGTCAGGTGATAACATCCCAGATCAAAATGCAACAACTATTGTTACTGGTACTCAAATACTTTTAAGTAACAAAAGTGATTTATCACTTTTAAATGATATTGATTTACTTTTAGTTGATGAAACTCATGGGTTAAGAAAGGGAAACGAGATTAATAAGGTTCTGCAACTTATAAACACTGATTATAAATTTGGGTTTACTGGAACAATGCCCACATCACTTATCGATCAATGGAATATTATTGGAAAGATAGGACCCATCATCTACGAGGAAAAAACTCAAGACTTACAAGACAAAAATTATGTTTCAGATTTTAAGATATTTATATTAAATATCATTCATAAAAATATTCCAAGATTTAATCATAATCCAGCTAGACCAAGTGAAGCTTTTGAAAAAGAACTTGAATTTTTGACAAATAACTCAAGAAGAAACGAAATTATCACAAATCTTGCGTTAAAAGTCAAAAATAATACAATTATAATGGCTGACAGGATTCAACATGGAGAAACTCTTGAGCAATTATTAAAAAACAAAAGTGAAGAATTTAACAAGATTGTTTATTTCATAAGGGGATCAACCGAAATGGAAGACAGGGAAGCAATAAGAAAACTTATGGACGGTAGAGATGACGTAGTTGTTGTTGCAATATCGAAAATCTTCAGTACAGGTATAAATATACCCAATCTTCATAATATTATTTTTGCATCTGCTGGTAAGGCAAAAATAAAGATCATGCAATCCATTGGTCGTGCGTTAAGATTACATCCAACAAAATCAATGGCTAATATTTTTGATATTTCTGATAATACAAAGTATGGCAAAAGACATTTAACCGAAAGAGAAACTTTATACATTAACGAAAAATACAATTATGACAAAACCGACATACATTAAAAGAAAAAAACGAGTAAAAAAAGAAGACACATTTGATGATTTAATTTATCATGATATTATTGATGATAGTCATGATTTAAGAGATGATCATGAAGAAGAAATGTTAATAAATGATGAAGATGACATTGATCTCGTTGAAGATGCTTTAGATGAAAATATTTTGGTTGAGGTAATCAAAGATACTAATGATATTCCAAAGCGAAAAACAAAAGCAGTTACGGATAAAACAAAATATTACGTTGACCCGAAAGAATTTGATTCCGAAATAGTCAGCTATTATGATACTGGTAAAATGTCTGATAATTTAGCAAATATGATTAGTAAAATTTCTAATAAATTAAGTTATGCCCCAAACTTTATTAATTATACTTATCGAGAAGAAATGGTTGGTGATGGTGTTATCAGAATGATGAAGGCATTGATGGCAAAAAAGTACAATCGTGAGAAAGGAACAAATCCCTTTTCATATTTTACTAGAATTGCCTTTAATGCATTCAGAAATAGAATCAAAAAAGAAAAGCACATGGCTGACACTCACGAAAAATATCAAAATGAATTAATGATGATGTCTCAAAATTATAACGTTTTGATGAAAAATAATAATATCAGAATTAACAAAGAAAGAGAAAGACATTGAAATATTTTAAATTGCTGATAGAATAGTCTTAATGAAAATTTCTAGTAAAAAAATAGGATGTTTTTCTGATATTCACATAGGTTTAGGTCAAGATGGCAAACAATGGCACGATATTGCTTTGAATTTTGCTAAATGGGCATCCGAAAAATATAAAGAACTTGGTATTGATGAAATTATAATACCAGGCGATATATTTCACAATAGAAGCGAAATCAATGTAGCTACTTTAGCTACAGCAAAACAATTTTTTGATTATTTTAAAGATTTTACCGTTTATATTTCTAGCGGAAATCACGATTGCTTTTACAAAAACAATAGCACGGTTAACTCTATATCAATTTTATCTGGATGGAACAATATTTTAATTATTGATAAAGAATGCGTTGTTCTTAAAACACCTTATAAAGATATTGTTATGGTTCCTTGGGGCGTTGAATATGATCAAATACCAAAAACAGACGGTATAATATTTGGTCATTTTGAAATCAGTTCGTTTTATATGAATTCCTACAAGGTATGCGAACATGGAATGGAATCTAAACAACTTTTTAAAAAGTCTCCTATGATTATTTCTGGTCATTTCCACAAAAAGGACGATAGAAAATATGATAAAGGTAGAATTGTTTATTTAGGTAGTCCATATCAACATAATTTTGGAGATACTGGTGATAGCAGAGGAATTTATGTATTAGATTTAGAGAAAACCGAACTACAATTTATAGAAAATAATATTTCACCTAAACATCTTAAACTTTCAACTAAAGCATTTGTGGAAAACCCCGAATCTATAAAAAGTGAATTGTTAAAGGAACAATTAAAAAACAATATTGTTAGTTTAATTATTGATACCGAAATTGATCAAGAAAAACTTGCACTTTTAACTTCAAAATTGCAAATAATAGAACCATTATCAATTAGAACTGATTTTATTACAGATAATACAGGTATTGAAACGCTCGACAATACAAAGGAAATAGATTCTGGCAACTTAATTAAAGATATGGAGGATTTTGTAAACAACTTAACCATAGAAAACAAACAAGAGGTCATTGATTATCTGACCGAATCTTATAATTTATTATCTAAATGAACAATTTAATAGGAATAGGCATTCTTGACCTTTATACACAAGAAGATTTACAAAATTGTTGGGATTCCATTCCTGACAAGTATAAAAATCATGATGATTTATTGACTCGTGTTTTTGTGGTAAGCAACAATGATAATAAACCAATAACTGATGCCCAGACAAAAAAATACTCAACTGCTGTTCAAATGGCAACAATGAGAAATTATCTTGTTTCTCAAATGAGACTAAAGGGATGCAAATATTATTTTCTTTTACACTCTAATGTGATTATTAAAGATCCAGAAATATTTGAAAAAACACTTAAATTAGCAGATACTTTCGGTACATGGGTAATCATGGGTCCTTCCACAATAGATCAAACAATTGAAGATGATAATGGGTTAAATTTAAACCTTTCAAAGAATTTAAATTCTGAATTTATGTTTTTATTTTCAGGAATTGTAAAAAACAATGGTTATTTTGATGAAAAGTTTTTTAATGGAAAAGATATTGATGTATTGGATTATGTTTTAAAATTAAGAAATAAAAAAGCATACCCTGCTACAAATTATCATCCAATAATATCAGAAGGTTTAGAAATTAAAAAAACGCAAATTAATAAATTGGGATTAAAGGATATTCCTGACATAGACAGAAGCGTTCAAATAAGTTATGCAAACTTTTTTAATACGCACAAGTACATCCCAACCGAAACCGATCCCCCACACGTATCAGAAAAAGAACTTTTAGCATCAATGGAGGAAATTCAAAAAAATTATGCAAAACGGTAAAATAGGAGTTGGATTAATAACATGCGATAGACCTAATTTCTTTAATAAAAGTTTTTTATCTATTAAAGATATACCAAATATAGATATAGTCGTAGTGGATGATGGCATAACACCAGTTGTTGATGAAACTTTTGAAGTTGCATCTATTAAAACAATAGGCAAAATAGGTGTTGGTAAAGCAAAAAACAAAGCTTTAAAATATCTATTAGATAATAATTGTGAACATATTTTTTTAATGGAAGATGATATTTTTATTAAGAATGGTGAAGTTTTCCAAAAATACATCGACACTGCTCTTAACACGGGCGTTAAACATCTTAATTTTGGATTGCATGGCAACCACAATCTTGATCTTAATAAAAAACCAATCGTCAGAAAGACCATAAATTATACTGATGGTTGTAAAATAGATTTGTACCCCAATCTTCTTGGTGCATTTAGTTATTACCATAGAGATGTTTTAGATAAATGCGGGTTAATGGACGAAGAATACTATAATGCACTTGAACATGTTGATCATACCTATCAAATTATAAAAGAAGGATACCATCCTCCGTTTAGATGGTTTGCTGATATTCATAATTCCCAAAATTACCTTGAAGATATTGTTGAAGATCACAAAGAAAGTAAAATTAGATCGGATGAGGATTTTCACAAAAAATTTATAACAGCATTAGATATTTTTATTAAGAAAAACAACTTTTCAGTAATTGGCAATTACGGACCCCAAGAAAAAAATTACACAATCCAAGAAGTAATACAAAATCTTATAACTATTCACGAAAAATATGCCAGAAAATGAAAAAATAGGTGTTGGTATAACCACTTATAATTCAGAAGGGTATTTTAAGACTCTTTATGATTCTCTTCCTCTTGATAAGATTGACGAATTGGTTGTAGTTAATGGTGGAGATCGTTATGAGGGAAAATATGAATGTGATTGGATACAACATAATAAAAACAGGTATCCTTCAGTGTGTAGGAATGATTGTATAACATTTTTGTTAAATAAACAATGTCAACACATTTTTTTAATTGAAGATGACATGATTATAAAAAGTCCAAATATTTTTAATGAATATATCAATGCATCAAAGATTACGGGATTAAATTATTTTTGTTTTGCCAGTATATCAGTGGATGCGGGTGCTGCGCACGAAAGAACACCAAAATTAAAAGTAAATTATGGAAATTTACTAGAAGTTTATTTTTATAATAATACCTGCAACGAATTTACCTATCATCATAGAAGTTGTTTTGAAAAAACAGGGTTATATGATGGAAACATGAGAGAATTATTTGATGCAGATATGGTTTATCGTCAAACCTTAAAACATCCAAATATTTCTCCTTTTTGGTGGTTTAGTGACCTCGGTAACAGTGATGATTTAATAAAAAATAATCCAGATGCGCACAGTCGATTACAAACCGATAGACCAGACGGCTCAAGAGAACAGACTATTGTTGGAACAATGCAGTATTTTAAAAATAAACATAGTTTAGCAGTTAATGAAATACCAATTAAAACGGAACTTGAGGTTGTTGATCATTTAAAAAAAATAAAACCATGAAACTTGCTATAGGAATTAATATATTTGGATGTTATAAAAGACAAGATCATTGTATTGAAGTTTTAAACAAACTTGTATCCAAATATACAAATGACATAGAATTATATAATATAACATTTGAAAATGAAAAAAATTATTTATTGGGGTTTAAGCACTTACCATTATTAAAACGAACCGCCAAAGATGTTGCGTTATATTCAATATCAAATAAACCAATAGCAAAAGATTTTTTTGATATTCTTTCTGAGCAAGATTGTGATTACTTTCTCTTTGTTAACAGTGACATAATGGTTACTGAAAAATTAATAAAGTTAATTTTAAAAGGCGAATATGAAACGTATTGCGTCTCTAGGCATGATGTTTATGAAATAAACGATTTATCAGTTGATAAAATTATGCCTTTTAGAATTGAAATAGCTGGATTTGATGCATGGGCAGTTAAAAAAGATTGGTGGATTAAAAATAGAGATTTATTTGACGATTATATTTACGCAGAAGCATTATGGGACGTTTTCTTTTCGGTTCAAATGTACAATAATAGTAATTGCATACTTTGTAATAAAGATGTTTACTTGGCTCATGAAAAACATGAATTAAAATGGAATGAATTTTCAGCAGAGCATACACATAATGAAAAATTATGGAAAAGTACACCTTATCACGAAAGGTGGCATAAATTCATATACGATTATTTAACACAAAGACCAACATGGGGTCATTTTTTATACCCATTACCAGATGAGCTTGAAAAAGAAAAAGAATATTTAAAAATTAAATGAAATATATAAATAAATTTTACGAAAAGATATACATTATTCATTGGAAACCTTTAAAAGAAAGAAAAGAATATTTGTCTAAAAAACTTGAACAGCTTAATTTTTCACATTTAGTGGAATGGGTCGATCAATATGAAACCGAAGAAAATTTACACGGTATTAAAAATGTTTTTAAACTAAATCTAAGACTTCTTGCTGTTAATATGTCACATATCTACTGTTACGAAGAACAAATTAAGCACCAATATAAAAACATTCTAATTTTAGAAGATGATATAGATTTTGGAGAACTAGACATCTTAACTTATTTGGATCAAGTTGCATTTGAATTTCAACAATTAGATGGAGATATTGCATTTTTAAGCACTTGTTGTGGATTAAAGGTTAAAAAATTAAAACCACCAACTTTATTATATTATGATAAAAATTACGTAACCCGTTGCATGGGTGCTTATGTTGTAAATCTAAGATGCGCTGAAAAATTAATAGCAATGTGTACAAATTACCATGCAATAGACAGAGTTTTAAATTATTCTTTGCCTCTTATAAATGTAAGAGTATTATGGTCGGGTTTACCTATTAGACAAGGCAGTGAAACAGGCAAGTATAAAAGCAGCTTTCCACTAGAAATAAGAGATGCTAACGGTAATTACAAAAATATATCATGAAACTAGAATTAATTAAAAAATATTTTAACCCGCAAACCATATTAGATATAGGTGCACATCATGGCGAATTTAATCATCATTGTAGAGCTTATTTTCCTAATAGTTACATATTTTCAATTGAAGGTAATGAATTATGCGAAGAAATTTTAAAAAATAATAATTGTTTATATCTTATAGCACTTTTAGGTAAAGAAAAACAAAAAACCATTTTTTATAAAACAAAACTTGATTTACATTGCACAGGTAATTCTCTTTATAAAGAGTTGACAACTCATTATAATGATATTAATTTAATAAAAGAAGAAAAAGAACTTCAAACTTTAGATGAAATTTTTTCAGCTAATGAAACTTTTGATTTGATTAAAATAGATACACAAGGTTCCGAGTTAGATATTTTAGAAGGAGGCAAAAAAATAGTTCAAAACGCAAAAGGCATTTTATTGGAAGTTTCCATAAAACCTTATAACGAAGGCGCACCGTTATATAATGATGTAATAAATTATATGAATAGCATAGGATTTGAAAATAAAGAATTTTTAGATGGTTCAATGGAATCAATTCAAGCAGATATTCTTTTTATAAAAAAATGAAACTTTATACCGTTTTTACAGAGTCACATTATGAAATGTTCAAAGACTATTTTATTAAATCTTTTCCCTTTGACACGAATTTAGAATTAGTAATTAAATTCAAACCACAGGTTTGTGTATCATCAGAGTTTCAAAGTGAAGGGTGGAGAGATACCATGAAATATAAAGTTCAATGTTTCATTGATGCTGCATATGAAACAAAGGATGGCGAATGTTTTATGTTTTCAGACCCAGATATACAATTTTTTAAACCATTCCATGATGATGTTGTTAAAGAACTAGGTGATTTTGATGCAGCATTCCAAAATGATTATGGTGGCGGTGTTAATACGGGATTTTTTATAATGAGATCCACCCCAAAAACTCGTGCATTTTTAAAAACCGTTCAAGGAAATCTTGAAAAATTTCCAGAAGAACAAGTTTGTTTTAATTATATAATCAATAACTTTGACAAATTGCCAAAAGTTGCATATAAATGGAAGATGCTACCAAGAGAATATTGGACTTATGGTGAAAAAGCAATACAGATGGGTGTTAATGGACAACCTTTTAGCACATGGAGTGGAGAAGGAGATTTTGATATTCCTGAGAACATAATAATTCATCATGCTAATTGGGCAACACCATTCAAAAACAAAATAAAAATTCTTGATGTCGTAAAGGAAAAATACAATGCTAGAAACATTTAAAAAATACTGCATCAGGGCAATATACCCACCTTACCCACCTTATCATCAAGGTGATTATTTGGAACAATATTTTTTAAAATTTTATTTAAAAAATATAGAAGAATTTAAAAAGCTAGAAAGACAATTTATTCCAGTTTGTTGGACTGATCTTTATTTAAAAGCTTTACACATAATAAATGATTTAGCGGTTGATTTGTCAAGATTGGATAAAGGTAAAAAATACTTTACCGTATCTCAACATGATGATGCACCAGCAGTGCAGTTATTACCACCAGATACGATTAATTTCTCCGCTGGTGGCAATCAACCCAATACCATACCAATTCCATTAATATGTAGCGCAATACCAAACCCACCAAACCAAAAAAAAGATATATTTTGTAGTTTTGTTGGTAGCGTAACATCACCATCTACAACCTTTGGCGTATTAGCACATGATATAAGAATAAAAATGCTCAAAACATTAAAGGATAACCCCGAATATCTTTTAAAACCAAGAAACTGGTCAGAAGATATTAAAAAAGAAAGACAGGATATGTTTATAGATATTACTGCTAGAAGTAAATTTACGCTTTGTCCAAGAGGATATGGTGCAACTAGCTATAGAATGTACGAAGCAATGCAGTTGGGTTCTGTTCCAGTTTACATATACAACGATTTTCCCTTTATACCTTACGCAGACAAGATTAACTGGAACGAAATAGCAGTTTTGATAAACCAAAATGATATGGATAATTTAGATGCTATATTAAAATCAATTTCCGATGATCAATACAATCATATGGTTAATAAAATTAAAGAGATATATCCAAAATACTTTACACTTGAGGCAACATGTAATAATGTTTTAGAACATTTAAAATGAAAAAAATATTATTTGTAATTGCAAGATATAATGATAATAGGCAGCAAATATTTGATGAAATTATCTCTCCTAGAAACAAAGCTTATTGTGATAAGCACGGATTTAAATATATTGTAATTGGTAATTCCGCACCTTTGTTTTTATATAGGCACAATCCCACATGGTGGAAATTTTCTATTGTAAAAGATCTTATTGATCAAGGAAAACTAGAAAATGGTGATATCCTTGCTCATATCGATGCTGATATGTATTTTGTTAATGATTCGGTTTCAATTGAAACACCAAAATCTTTTTCATATGCAATAGATTCTGGTAATACCCATTGCATGGGTTGGTACAGCATAAAAGTTAATGATTGGTCAAAAAAATTAATCAATAATATTCTTTCACAAGAAAGATTTAATAAATTACACAATAATGTCACAATACATGACAGATTTAAAACATATTCTAGTTTTTGGAATGAATTTAGAGAGCAAGCAAGTTGGTATAGTTTAGCAGGAATTAAAAGACATTCCGATAAACCGTTTTGGGAATATCCCAACAATGGTTTTCATAGTGAAATGAATGAAGATGTAGTCTATTCAATTGATGAATTAAATGAAAATGTTCAAATATTTGATACGGGATTTAATGTAACCGAATGGCAAGGCGAAAGTGGTTGCCAGTTTAATATTAATAAAGTTTCAGTCGATAATGTTGTAATTAGACATTTTGCTGGTGGTCAAGATTGGAATAGTGTTAAAAATTGGTTATAAACCTTTAGATTTTAAAAATGGTACAATATAATTGTTATATGTATTATTTGACATTGGGTAATATTCAAAGCAATGAAATTTAAGCATTGTTACTGATGAATTAAGATTAAATGAAAAATTATATTTTTCAGAAATTCTTCTTGACCATTCGATATCTTCAGATTGCCCCCAAGTCAATTCCTCATTAAGAGGAATTTCTTTCATAATTTCTTTTTTAGCAACCCAATATGAACCATTTATATACATCCACTTAGAACATCTATTTTCAAAATAAGGTAATAAATGCTCATGATTAGGTAAACTGTCTTTTGGTAACTCTTTTGATGAATGCCACAACCAATCTCTATATCTTTGTCCGTTATTTAATATAACATTACTACATACTTTAAAATCATTACCAAATTTTAAATAACCTTCATACCAATTATTATCAAAAACATGATAATCATGCATATAAACAATATTATTATATTTTGCATTTTCTGTTATTATATTTTTTTTTCTAGTAGTCCAATTTTGTTTTATAGATTCATCAAATTCAATAGTTTTAACAAAATTTTCATCTTTAAAATTAGATTTACCAACAATTATAACTTCAAAATTTGGTATTTTTAATTTTTTAACCGAATCAATAATTGTAGGAATGTATTGATTTGTATGCTCGGTTGTAGTAATTCCAAAAGTAAAATCCATAAATTAATTTATATTAGAATCCAATTTTTTAAATCCAAAGGTCTTAAATCATGATCATCTGGTTTAGGATTTGGTAAATAGGGCCATTTATTATCGCTTATTGGAAAATATATTTTATCTGCATTTGATATATATGCTGCAAACCATGAAAAAGTTGATTTTGATATACAGATTTTTTTTGCATTTTTAAGATAAATAAAATCTGACAAAGAATCTAATGATCTTATATTACATCCAAGACTACTAAAGTCTTTTAAATAATCGCTATAAGGCTCATCAGTAACAATAGTGCATCGATTTGGCTTTTCCATTAATATAGCTTTTAAATACAAATTTTTATCAGTTATACTTCCACCACCAGCAAATACATAATCTGTTAAACGTATATGTATTACTAATTCATCATCTAATGGTTTTTCATATTGATTTTCGTTTTCAATTTGCAAATAATTTATTACATTCTGTCTTCCTATTTGTTTGAAACATTCATATTTATGTATCATAAAATCAATACACCAACCATTTTTTGAATTTTTAACATTTTCAAAGAATTTTTCTCTATTATTATTGTAAATTTCACTTGCTGATTTAATATTATCGTGTACTATACCATCTTTTATTTCATAGGTGTTTAAAAACCCTTGTATTTTTTCAGGTATAAACTTCATACCAGTTAATTTATGACAATGCATAGCCGCTACGAAATAATGTAGTCTATTACCCATTCTACCATCGGATCTTATTGTTATCATTTTATTAAATAGTATTAAAATTTATAATGTAACATCAATTATATTTTAAACCCATACTCTAAAAGATAATCTTCTATTTCTAAAATTTAAAAAATCACTTGGTTCAATAAATTCTATATTTCCTGCGATATGATTAAGCATATGTGCATCAAATTGCTCATTGTTTACGGAGTTTTCGCAAAAATGTTTAATTTGATCATCAGATAAATCTTTTAATTTTAAAAAATTATTATAAGAAGTAATAAAAAAATGGCTACTTGTTTCTGTTCTATTAAACTGTTTGTCTCCTATATGGAAACATGGTGATACGTTGGCATTTTCATTAAAAAATTTCTCAGCATCTTTAATTCTTACAAAATTATCATGTCTAGATCTAATGATATAATCATATTTTTTATTGTTTTCTTTTAGATATTTAGCAATATAAATCAAATTGTATGCAAAAAAAGGAAATCCATCATCACGACATTGATGATATTGACTCATATCTTTCTGTTCCAAAAAAATTGGAATATCAACAACATCTTTTATTTGTTCATTTAAAAGGTTGATATCATAATCATAAAGATAATTTGCGCCTTCGTTTACTTTATGATTGCTATAGGTTCCTTTTTTGGGATACCAAGTTAAAAAAATAACTTCGACATCATGAGTCGGAAAGCAATCCTTTAATGCTTGAATATTGGTTTTAATATCATCTAAACACTCTCTAATTGCGCCTACAAAAATCAATCCTAATTTCATTGATAATATTTATCACATGTTGATTTTTTTCAAGTATTGATATTTATTGTAATGGAAAGTGATATTAACATATTGATACCAATGGCAGGATTAGGCAGCAGATTTGCACATACCCATCCCAACCAATTAAAACCACTAATTGATGTTTGTGGGGTGGCAATGATTAAAAGAGTAATTGAAAATTTAAATCAAAGCCAAAACGCAAATTTTATATTTGTGATACCTAATATTTTGAAAAATAACAAGGATTTTTTTAATATATTAAATGAATCAAACATAAAATACAAAATATTAGTAACAGAAACCCTTACGGAAGGACCCGCTTGCACGGCTTTATTAGCAAAAGATTTTATAAACAACAACACGCCATTAATAATAACTAATTGTGATCAATACATTGCAGATTTCAGTTTAAATGACCTATTAACTTTTTCAAAAATAAACAATGCACATGGAGTTGTTGGTGTATTCCATTCTAATTCGAATAAAAATAGTTATATTAAACTAGGAAATGATTTAAGAATACAGGAAATTAGAGAAAAAATTGTCATTAGTAATATTGCAACTAATGGTTTGCATTTTTGGTCTAAAGGTGTTTATTTTGTTGAGTCGGCAGAAAAAATGATTTCTAAAAATGAAAAATATAATAATGAATATTATATAGCACCTTCTTATAATAATATGATAACAGATAACAAAAATATTTTACCATACTATTATAATTTACATTTTCCAATCGGAACGCCCGACGATTTAAACATTTTTGTAAATGAAGTATTTAAAACTATAAAACACAAATGAAAAAATTAAAAATAAACTTTGTAGACTTTTGGCCCAACCTATTTAAAGATGATAATTACTTCTATAATCTTTTAAAAACAAAATATGATGTTGAAATAGATGAAGAAAACCCTGATATATTATTTTTTTCGGTTGATTACAATAACGAAAGAAACAGGGATAGATATAAAAACTGTTTAAAAATCTTTTATACGGGTGAAAACGTTGAACCAAATTGGAATGAATGCGATTTAGCTTATACTTTCAGACATTCAAATGATCCAAGGGAATATCGTTTGCCTTTATGGGCATTGCATTTGAATTGGTTTAATAGACCCTATATCGCAGAAAGAGATCATGCTTATTTACACGATTTAGAGTCATTTTTAGATAAAACCAAAATTAAAAAACTAAACAAAACTGGTTTTTGTTCATTTGTTGCATCACAACCCAAAGGAAAAAGAGTTGATTTTGTTCCAAAGCTTTTTAATTACAAACCAGTACATTGCGCAGGACGTTTATATAATAACATAGGTGATGTTTTAGTTTGTAGAGGTGACCAAATAGAAAAAATAAACTTTTTAAAAAAATTTAAATTTAATATCGCAATGGAAAACACATCTTGTCAAGGTTATTGCACAGAAAAAATAATACATTCAATGTTTGGAATGAATATTCCCATATATTGGGGATCAACATCTGTTGAAAGCGATTTTAATCCAGAATCCTTTATTAATTGTCATAATTTTTCTTCTGATGAAGAAATTATAGAAAAAATTAAAGAATTGGACATGGATGTAGAAAAATATGTTGATATGTTAAAAAAACCTTGGTTTAAAGATGGTAAAATTCCAGATTCCGTTCAACCTGATAATGTTATATCTTTAATATCTAATAAAATATAATGAAACCTGATAAAATTTATATAATTCATTATACTAAATTAAAAGACAGGTATTCAAATTTAATTTCAATTTTAGAAAAATCTAAAATACCTTTTGAATTTATAACACAATATGATAAAGAAGATTTAAAAGAAGATATATTAAATAAATTTTATCTACCAAATCCCGAAAAATTTACAAACAAAATTAAACCTTTATGGGATTGTAATATAAATACATTCAGAGTTTTAAGTTCTTCAGAATTGTCTTGCGCAATTAAACAACTAACTGCTATTAAAAAATTATCTCAAGAGTGTAAAAATTTTGGCATGATCTTAGAAGATGACATTATGTTCGATACGAATTTTAATTTACTTTTTAAAAAGTATATCCAAGAAACACCAAACGATTGGGATGCTATTTTTTTAGGTGAAGGTTGCGGTTTTGAATTTCAAAAGTATAAATTATCAACAAGTATAAGAAAGAGTGAAAATTCTTATCTAGTCAATAATCCCGCTACAAACTGCGCCGAAGCATATTTATTAAAACCTGATATTGCATCTAAAATATATGAATCATCATTACCGTTTCAATTAGCTTTTGATTGGGAACTTGCATATCAGTTATATAAATTGAAAGCTAAAACATATTGGTGGTTCCCATCAATTGCAAAACAAGGTTCCAGAACAGGACAATATCAATCATCCTTAAGATAAAATGAGAATAGCAATTTGTTTATCAGGGTTAACTAGATCCATGTGGTATTGTTTTCCTGTATTAAAAGAATATATAATAAACGAATTAAATGCAGATGTTTTCTTACATACTTGGGAAATAGATAACGGTGGGCAAACTCCATGCGATGATGCAGCAAAATCATGTTCCATCGAAGAAAAAAAAGAATATATTGAAAACAGAATAAAACCAAAAAGATACGTAATAGAAAATTACAACGATTTTTTACAAAAATACCCAAGCCAAACTCATCCATCAACTGCTCCCATGTATTATTCAATCATGAAGTCTAATGCCCTAAAAAAAGAATATGAATTGGAAAATAATTTTAAATATGATGTTGTTTTTAGGATAAGAATGGACGTAATGTTTGATACTACGATTGATAAAGAAGAATTAAAAAACGTCATAGAGCAAAAAAAACTATATATAGGTTACCATAGTGTAGATAAAATTGAATCTCAACCAAAAATAAGTGATTTTTTTGCTTTTTCAACTTCTGAAAACATGGATTATTATTCGGATGCATTCAAATTATGGGAAAATAATAGATATTTAAATGGAGAAGATGTATTGAATACACATATATTAAATGCAAATTTAAAATATAAATGGACTAACACGAAAATGAAATTAACCTACCGTTGGCAAACGTGTAGAGCATATTTCGCCTATGCATATAGACAAAATTTTGCATATCAGGATTGATTTTTTAAAATTTTATTATATAATTCTTTTACATGAAAAAAATTGCTTTTTATTTGCCGCATATTGATATACAAGGAACAGGGGTGTCAGTTTTAGATTATTGTAAATTTAATCAAGAAATTCTTGGTAATAAATCATTTATGATTCATGATTTAAATCATCCAGCCAATCATGAACTAGCCATTGAAAAATTTAAAAATAATAATATAGAAATAATATCTTTGAAGGGTAACGAAGATACGAATGAATTGGAAAGAAAATTGGACGAACTCAAAGTTGATGCAGTTTACATTCAAAAAACAGGAAGAAAGGATGACGGCAGATTTGCTAAAAATAAACCTTCATTCATACATGTAATAGGAACCCAAAATGATCCTCACGGGACAGTCTATGCTTATGCTAGTGAATGGTTAAATCAGCATTGCACAGGGGGAACTTATCCAGTTGTTCCTTATATGGTTCATCTACCTGAACACCATGACAATTTTAGAGATAAACTAAAACTACCCGAAAATGCAATAGTTTTTGGTAGAACAGGTGGAATATATTCTTGGAACATGCCTTGGGTTAGTCAGACTATAGAAAAAGCACTCTCGTTAAGAGATGATATATACTTTTTATTCGTACAGACCCCTCAATTTATAAAACACGAAAGAGTTATATATACAAGTCCATTTTCTGACCTTTATATAAAAAGAAAATTCATTAACACATGTGATGCAATGATTCACGCAAGAGCAGAAGGCGAATCATTTGGTATGGCTTGTGCAGAATTTTCTTATAGTAATAAACCAGTTATAACATATAGTAATTCACCAGAAAGAAATCATATTTACGTTTTAAAGGATAAAGGTTTATATTATGATTCTCCTCAAACACTGTTAGATATACTTTTAAAATTTGAAATTCAAGATAAAGATTGGAATGCCTATCGTGAATTTACGCCAGAATCAGTAATTAACCAATTCAAAAAGGTTTTTATTGATAAAATATGAAAATTCTAAATATAGAAGATTTTATAGGTGGATGGTTCATTGGAGATTTTGAACCATCGGTTTTAAAAACCAAAGATTTTGAAGTTTGTTTTAAAAAACATGTTAAGGATGAAATTTGGCCCAAACATTATCATCGAATAGCAACCGAAATTAATTATTTGATTAAAGGTGAAATGATAATACAGGGTAAACTACTAAAAACGGGTAATATTTTTATCTTAGAACCAAATGAATGGGCTAATCCAGTATTTTTACAAGATTGTGAACTTATAGTAGTAAAAACACCTTCTATAAAAGGTGATAAATATGAAAATTAATTGACTTTTTTACTATTTATTATATAATATTATTATTATGCTTAAATACGACATTTTTAAACCAGAATACAAATTAGACTCTTCCTTCTTTGCTAATTATTTTATTGTAACATACTTAATTGGTTCAAAAACCGATTTAAAAGATGCCGCATGGAATCTAGCTATCGGGCAATCAATTGGAAATCCAAGTAAGCGTTCCGAATTTGAGAGCCAAGATTTGATTGACAATCATTGTGCTATTATTTTACATGATGAAAAATCCTTAGAGAATCTTAAAGAAGGTATTGTTAAGATTGCTTTTGCTGAAGCAAATATTAACTTTAAAACGGACGGAGTATCCCAATTGCTAGTCCAAATAATGGGAGGTCAATGTGACATTGATATTTTTGAAAAGTGTGTTATTAAAGATATAAAATTAACTCCAAATATGGAGAACTGTTTGCAGGGACCTAAAATTGGTCTAAAAGAAATGAGAGAATATTGTGGTGTATCACAGGAAAAGCCTTTATTTGGTGGGATTGTGAAACCAAAAGTTGGTCTTTCGCCACAAAAAAATCTTGATTTGGTAAAAAAACTCATTGATGGCGGCTGTAACTTCATAAAAGAAGATGAAATTCTTTCAGATCCCGATCATTGTAGAATTGAAGATCGTGTTCCCCCTGTAATGGATTATATTAAAAGCACTAATGCAAAAGTTTATTACGCAGTTTCAATCCATTCCGATCCTGCACACATTTTAAATCGTGTTAAGCAAGTTTATGAATTGGGTGGAAATGCTGTTCATGTAAATTTCCATTGTGGATTAGGTGTTTATAAGTCTATTAGAGAACTTGATTTACCAATTCTAGTTCACTTCCAGAAAAGCGGTGATAAAATTTTAAATTGTTATGATCATAAATTTGCAATTGATCAAGATGTAATCTTTAAACTTGTTGGGCAAAGTGGCTGTTCGACGCTTCATGCTGGTATGATCGGTGGATACATGGATAATGAAACACAGGCGGTAAAGAAGACTATTTCCATGTTGAATGATATAAATTGCGTCCCAGCTTTAAGTTGTGGAATGCACCCAGGTTTAATTGATTATATTTTAGATGTGGTTGGACATAGCAACTGGATGGCAAATGTCGGCGGTGCATTAACATCACATCCAAGTGGTACTTTGGCAGGTACAAAGGCTATGAGACAAGCAATCGATAAGAATTACGGGGATGAATATCATCAAGCCATTGAAAAATGGGGTAAGAAATGATAGTAATTTCTCATAGAGGGAATACTACTGGCCCAGTTAAACAAACCGAAAATCGACCCCAAACAATTCAACCTTTATTGGATAAAAATATCCACGTGGAAATTGATGTTTGGTTAATAGGTGACAGTTTTTTCTTGGGTCATGATGACCCTTTATATAAAACCGATATAAAATTTTTATTACAAAAAAATCTCTGGTGTCATGCAAAAAACTTAAAATCATTAGAAGAAATGTTAAAACACGATATTAATTGTTTTTGGCATGAAAACGATAAACACACTTTAACATCTAATGGTTATATTTGGACTTATCTTAATCAAAAAACATGTGATAAATCCATAATAGTTGATTTATCAAAAAACTGGAAAGAAAAAAATTATAATTGCTATGCCATTTGTGTTGATTACTTGTAAAAACAATTTATAATTAGGTAAATGAAAAAAGTTCAATTTAATTCTGTAAAAATACAAAATTTTCTTTCCGTTGGTAAAGATCCATTAACAATTGATTTTCAAAACGGCATTAATCTCATCACTGGAGAGAATAAAGACAAGGGTGGCAAGAATGGAATAGGGAAAAGCTCCATTCTTGAAGCCATTTACTGGTGTTTATTTGGTAATACCATTCGTGATATCAAAAACGATAAGATAATTCACAATCTTAGCAAGAAAGATTGCAAGGTTTCATTAAACTTTGAGGTTGTTACCGAAAAACACGTAACTCCATACACTATAGAAAGATCTTTAGAACCAAGTAAGGTTACTATTACTGCACATAATCAACAAAGAGACATTGATATGACTCTTTCTACCATGCCAGAGACCAATTCCTTCATTAAAGAATTACTTGGGGCAACCGAAGAAGTGTTCCAGAATGCTGTTATCATGTCTGCGAACAATACAGTGCCGTTTATGGCTCAAAAGAAGACCGATAAAAGAAAATTCATCGAAGGAATTCTTAATCTTAACATCTTTAGTGACATGTTGCTAAAGGCAAGAGGAGATTATAATGATTTTAAAAAACAAAATGACTCGTTGAGTAGTAATTTTATTACGCTTCAAAGAAATTTAAGCACTTTTGAAGATCAGAAAGCAAATGCAGAAACAAAAAAACAAGAAAAAATAGATGCATTTAATTCTCGCATTAGAGATAATGAAAAAATCATAGAACAATTAAATAACACAACCCTTCCTAGTTTAAATGAAGTTAATGACGGCATACAAAAGCTAGAAGAAAAACGCACTGCACTAAAAAGTTGCATTAAAGCTTTTAATATAACAAGGTCAGATCTTATAAAAAAAAGTTCAGATCTTTCCGCTGAGATAAGACAATTAGAAAAAGAAAAACAAAAGATAATCGACAAAGGTGGAACATGTCCAACATGTAATAGAGACTATTGTGTTGAAGACCTTGAAGCTGTTAAGCAAAGATTAAAAGATATTGCTACCAATATATCAAATCTTGCTACCGAATCATTCACCATTAATAGTGAAAAGATTGATTGGGACGATAAGATCGAAGAAGCAGAAGATGGAGTTGAAAAAATCAATGGTAAAATCAGAATTTTGGATCAATCAAAGTCAGATATCAAAATTAACAATCAAAAAATAACTAATTGTGAAAGTAATATTAAAGATTGTTTGAAATGGATCGAAGATACTAAGATAGATGATCCATCAATTGATTTAAATGTTCAAAATACCAAAAAAGAAATTGAAAACACTCAAATAGAACTAACAAAAGTTAAAAAAGAAATGGCGATAGTAGAAGCTGCCAAATTTATTGTCTCCGAGGAGGGTGTTAAAACGTATATTGTTAAGAAAATGCTTACGTTACTTAACAAGAAGCTTAATTACTACCTCAAAGAACTTGATACTCCATGTAAATGTGAGTTCAATGATATGTTTGAAGAAACTATTATCAACGAAACTGGTAAAGAATGTTCATATTTCAATTTTAGTGGGGGAGAAAGAAAAAGAATTGATGTTGCTGTGTTGTTTATGTTTCAAGATCTCTTGAGAAGCCAAACTGGAACCTCATATTCGTTAAACATCTATGATGAAATGATTGATTCTGCCCTTGATCAGCAAGGAACTGATAAAATTATTGGTTTACTTAAAGAAAAGGTTACAAAATACGATGAGTCTGTTTACATAGTCAGTCATAAAGCATCAGATATGGCAAGAATTGATAATGTTTTATTGTTAGAAAAAGAAAATGGTGTTACAAAAATAGTTAGTTGATAAACTGACACAAATTTATAAATTTACATATGGCATTAAAGTTAAAGCAACAACCTAAACCGCAGATTGCAACACAAGAATTGGCAAATGATAAGATAACATATCAATACAATCCAGTTTTTACAGGCATTCCAAATGCTCCTCATGGAATGCCGCAAGGGATGCCAGTTTATTCCCATGTGCAAATGAATCCTATCAAGTTTCCGTCACCCGCGCCGCTTGAAATGCCAGAAAGTAACTTACCGAGAGCATTAAACTATTATGCGGACTATGGTGGTTGTGGTTTTTGGAGAATGATTTGGCCCGAATTCATGTTGAACCAATACCAAAAGGCTTGTATCTCTGGATTAACCTGTATGGTAATGGATATTAGATTTTATCAGGGATTAAAAGCTGTTAGAATGCAAAGACAAGCTACCCCAATGCAAAGAGACTTCATCAAGGAGCTTAAAAAAGCAAGTGCTCAGATGAATTTTAAATTAATTTATGAAGTTGATGATATCGTGTTCAAGGATGACATTCCAGATTATAACCGATGCAAAGATGCATTCTGTGATCAAAATATTATAGACAGTATTTTGGATATCATGAGTATGATGGATGAAATTACCGTTACATGTCCATACATGAAGCAATATTACCAAGAAAAGACGGGTAATAAGAGAATTACAGTTATTCCCAACTATCCACCAAAATTTTGGCTTGATAGATTTTATGATAAACAAAAAATTGAAAGACTTTACGATCAAAATAAAAAAAGACCTCGTATTCTGTATTCTGGATCTGGTACTCATGTTGATATTCTTAATAGAACAGGACTTAAGGATGACTTTAAGCATGTTACTGATGCAATTATCAAGGCTCGTAAGAAATTTAAGTTTGTGTGGAAGGGATGTTTTCCTTTAGCACTCAAACCATACATCGATAATGGCGATATGGAGTTTATTGATTGGTCACCTTTGCCAGATTACCCCCAAGGTCTTGTTGATACCAATTGTAATGCTGTTTTTGCACCATTGATTGATAATGTGTTCAATAAATCAAAAAGTAATATTAAAATGGTTGAGGCAGGAGGATTAGGACTACCTGGCACATATCAAGACATGATTACCTATGAAGATTCAGAGTTAAAATTTAAAACTGGTGATGATTTAATCCAACAGTTAGAGTATATCACTTCCGATTTTGATCGATACATGGATCTTTCTGGTAAAGCAAGAGCATTTACCGATAAACTTTGGTTAGATGATCATATAAATGAATACGAAGCTCTTTATTCAACTGCATGGGGGTCTCCAGAAAGAAAGAAGCTTGCTCCTAAACTCATCGAACTCAACCCAGATCAAGATAGTGCTTGATTTATGCACCTACATGGTGCATCATTGAATAATGGCTTATAGAAATGTTTATTACGACAATAAAAATGAAGTAATACATCTTTTTACTTGGGATAAGGATGGTAAAAGGACAAAAGTGCTATGTTCATATGAACCATATCTTTATATTGAGTCTCAAAATGGTTGTGATGGCAAATCTATTTTTAATTCTGCACTAAAAAAGGTTAAATTCAATAATCAAAGAGCAAGAAACAAGTTTGTAGAGGAAACCCCGATTGAAAGACTTTTTCATAATCTTGGAACCGATCAACAGTTCCTTCTTGATAATTTTAAGAACGATGTAGACAAAGAAGATTATGGTAAACAACCATTAAAGATCTTTTACATTGATATTGAGACATATTCTGATGGTACTGGATTCTCCAAAGCATCCGATGCTAACGATCCAATCAATTTAATTACAATTTATGATTCTCTCAGTGAAATATATTACACTTTTGGATGCAATAACTATGCAACACAAGAAGAAAATGTAAAATACATTAAATGTTATTCAGAAAAAGATCTTCTTACACAATTTATTAGGTTTTGGAAAAAAGATTATCCTGATATTGTCACTGGGTGGAACATTGATAACTATGATATTCCATATATCATCAATAGAATTACAAAAATTTTTAATGATGAAGATAAAGCAAAGGAATTGTCACCAGTTGGTAAGTTACAATTCAGGGAAAAGGTTGCAGTTAACAAATTAGGTCAGGCAATTGATCGTTGGTACATTCATGGTGTTAGTATTTTAGATTACATGGAGGTATATCAGACCTTTTCAATGGGTGATCGTGAGAGTTTCAGCTTGAATTATATTGGTGAATATGAACTAGACGAAGGAAAGGTTGCAGTTGGTAGTTATTCGCTCTCAAGACTAGCAGATGAAGATTGGATGAAGTTTGTTGACTATAATATTCAAGACGTTCGCATTTTAATTAAGTTGGAAGAGAAGTTGAAGTATCTAAAGTTGATTCGCAACCTATCATACAGGGGATTTGTTCCCTTTACAAAGGCACTGGCAAAGGTTTCAGTCATTACGGGTGCGGTTGCACACCAAGCATTAAGAGATGGTTATATAATTCCCACATTTAAAGATGAAAGAATTAAAGTAAAGTTTGCAGGAGGGTATGTTTACCAACCCGTGCCAGGTTTATACGATGATCTAGTAACGTATGATGCAAACAGTCTTTATCCCAATACTATTATTACTTTAAATATCTCACCAGAGACTAAAATTGGTAAAATTACAAATTTTGAAGATGATAAATTTGAAGTAACGTTTTCAAATCATAAAACAATGACGTTTACGGTGGAAAACTTTAAGAAATTTGTTTCTGATCAACAACTTTCTATTACCAAAGCAAATATTCTTTATACTCAGAAAGTTAAAGGTGTAGTTCCCAAGCTTATCGACAAGCTTTACAACGAAAGAATTACAGCAAAGACAAAAATGATGGATGCTGAGAAGAAATTAGCCAAAACAAAAGATCAAAATCAAATAAAAATCTTAGAAGAAGAGGTTAATGATAACTATACATTACAGAATGTGTATAAAACTCTTCTAAATTCTATTTATGGTGTATTTTCTAACATTTATTCGCCACTTTTTGACATTGAACATGCCGAAAGTGTTACTTTAACAGGTCAAAATGTTGTTAAAACGGGTGCAAAGATAGTACACGAGTATGCAGTAAGCAAGGGGTTTGAAGGAGATCTTCATGATATCTGTGTTTATTCCGATACGGACAGCGTTTATTTTTGTTTTGCTAAATTATTTGCTAAAAATAACATTATTTTAGCAAATAAAGACGGTGAAATAACATCAGAAGCATCAGAAATGATCAAAGATATTGGAAAACATCTTAATGAAAAGATTAATGAATGGGCAAAACAAGAATTGAAGACGATTGATCCAAGATATTTCTTTAAAAGGGAAAAAATTTGTGACGTTGCTCTTTTACAAGCAAAAAAATATTATATTCTTCATATTTTAGATAATGAAGGTATTTCAACTAATGAATTTCTATATACTGGAATTGAAGTTGCCACTTCAAAAATCTCAAAGGAGATTAAGGTATTAATTAAATCAATTGTGGAGTCTGCTATTCTATCAAAAGACAGAAAGAAAGCCAATCAACTATTTCAAAATGGATATGAAGATTTTTGTAGTTTTCCCGTCGATGCGATTGCAATTAGAAAGAGAGTAAACAAATTAAAGGAGTATCAAGACAAAGTTAAAGATGAACAAGTTGCAAAGGGTACGCAGGGTCACACCAAAGCTGCAATTTACTTTAATATACTACTCAAGAAATTAAATCTTACCAACAAGTATCATCCAATTCAAACTGGAACTAAATTAAAGGTATTTTATTGCAAGAAGAATAAATTTGGTTATGACGTTTTTGCATTTACCGATGAATTACCAGTTGAAATTCAAAAATATATTAAACCAGATTACAAAATGATGTTTGAAAAAACTGTCATGCCAGTTGTTACTAAGATTTTTAACATCATTGGGTGGCCCACGCCTGAGATCGGTTGCGAAGAACATACTGATTTAATTGCATTATTATCATGAAAAAGTTTCCAAATATATCAAAAGCACTAGGATGGGATATCTCTTAAACGACCTTTAATAAACTTTTTAAGTGTTTTTGGTTTATCTGGATCATACGGGGGCATTCCTAAATCTTTTCTTAATTTAGCAAACGGATCTTCATTCATTTCTAAAGTTTTATTTCCATCATCGAAAGTTTGTAAGTGTTTATTTGCAATCTTGGGGTCTAATTCGTTTATAAGTTTATCAAAAAAAGAAATCATTGCTATCTCGGCATCCTTTTCTGTTATAAAATCATACCCTGATACATATATTTCATCTTTGTCAGAATATTTTATTTTATATTCAACTCTATAGGCAATAAACGATTTTGATTCATATGTATCACCATCAAAACTAGTTATATTCTTACTGTCAAATGTCGGTGGATTATATAAAATCAAATCTCTATAAGTTTTTTGATATTCTTTCATTATTTTTAATATTTACCCCCTTGCATAATTAATAAGCACTTCTAAATCTTATTATATGACAACAACAACAGACAAAACAAAACTAACCATAATCCTAGATTCAGTTGGTCGCACCATTCTTGGTGAGACTGTTGAGGCTACGGATACAACGAAAACCGTAATCAAGAACCCAGTAGTTCTTCATGTAATCCCAGCAGACAATCAAGGTAAGATGTCCGTTCAGTTACTACCAATCTTTTTTAGGGAGTTTCTCGCTGATAAGACAGGTGATGTTAACATCACTTATGATAATTCAAGGATTAGTGTCACCGATATTGATGCTCTTGATTTCCGTCTTCAGGCTCAGTATCTTCAGATGTTTAATCAGAACAATGCTTTTGTTCCTCCAACACCGCAGCAGGATTCAAGTTCAGTAATTAATCTTTTTGATGAGTAATTCGTAATCTGATCAAAGAAACCAGTAGGAAACCCAGAATGTTTTTGACATTCTGGGTTTTTCTGTTAATATAGGATATATGGCTAAAAAGAAAATCGAAGAAATAGATGAAGTTAAAAACGGTAATGTAGAAGATGCATTTAAAGTGCTTTCTGACCTTAACCCAGAAGCAGCATTCTTGGATGATGGCAGTCTTTCAAGCGTGAATGAATGGATTGATACAGGATCATACGCTTTAAATGCTATTATATCTGGTTCGCTTTATGGTGGAGTACCAATGGGAAGACTTACAGGCTTTATTGGACCTGAATCATGTGGTAAAACACTTATGTGTAACAAAGTTATGGCTAATGCACAGAAAAAAGATATGCATATTGCATATTTTGACACAGAGGGTGCATTGGATGAGAATACAGCAAAGAGACTTGGGTGTGATACATCAAAAATTAAACATGTTCCTAGTGAAGTGACTGAAAATTGCAGAAATCAAATTGTAAAGTTCCTTGATACGGTTATTGAAAAGGGTTTACACGGTAAAGTACTTCTTGTTATCGATTCTTTGGGTAATTTAATCACCGCACAAGAGAAAAAGAAGATTGACGAGGGTTCTGACACTCCAGACATGGGAAATCGTGCAAAATCCCTTAAATCAATGATGAGAGCAATCACACATTCTGCCGCAAAAGCAAATTGTCCTGTGATTTTTACCAATCATATTTATGATGATCCTTCACAACTCCATCCTAGTGCAATTAAGAAGCAAGCAGGTGGCTCTGGACCCCTTTATATGGCATCTGTAATTGTTCAAATGGCAAAAAAAGCCGAAAGATCGGAAGATAGTAAGAATAAAGATTCAAATGTAGAAACAACTTTGCTATCAAAGGGTATTAATGGTTTAACATTAAGAGCATTGACCACAAAAAATCGATTTGTTACTCCATTTTTAGAAATTGAGATGTATTTGAACTTTAGAACTGGATTAAACAAATATTCTGGTCTTGTTGAAATGGCAGAAGGTTACGGAGTTATTGAAAAAAATGGTCATAGATACGTTTTTAATGGTGAAAATCTCGGTTTCTTCAAAGAATGGAAAGATGATGAAGCAGTTTGGAATAAAATTCTTCCAAAATTAGAAGAAAAACTTCAAATTGGTCTATCATTTAAAAATGATTCTGGACAATCTTTAACATTGGAGTAAATTTATTATATGATTAATACGACAACAAAAGAAATTATTAGTGGAACAGAAGAAGAACTACTTGAATACTTCACGAAGAAGTACGACTTAGTTAAAAATGATTCTAATACCGCTCAAACAACCGAAGTAACCGAAACAACTCCTACACAATCTACTTGTTGTGCAAATAAAGGTGTTCAGGTTGGTAATAAAGTTACTACGGGTATTGGTAATTTGTTCGCAGGGACAACTTGGGGAAACAAATGATTTATGAGTTGCTTTTGTGTGAGAAGCAACTTATAATAGTTTAATGGATAAAAAACAGCTTCCTTTAGATTTAGTTGAGTATGAAAGGATAATCATATTCAACTCAATCATGGATCAATCGTACTTGGAAACGATTTTTGATCACGCAAAACCTTCTTTTTTTAAGGATAAGGATATCAAAACAATATTTAATATTGTAAATTCTTATTACGAAGAGCATAATGCAGTACCAAATATAACAGAGATCAAAGCGCATTTGGTTTCCGAAGAAGATAAACAATCATTGAAGAGAGTTTTGTTGTCTTTTGATAAAATTGATAAGACATATGATAAAGAAGTTTTGATAAAAAATACAGAAAGGTGGTTAAAACAGAAGGCAATTTTAAATACCTATTTTAATACTTCGGTAGATGTTCAAAGTGGCGATATCGACAGCGAAAATATTCTTAAAAAGTTTGAAGAAGCCTGTAACATTTCTTTGATAGATAATCTTGGGTTGGATTACTTGGAGAGTATTGATGAACATGTTGATGAGCTTCTAAAAACAGAAGAAAGAATCTCAACAGGGTGGAAATGGCTCGACAAAAACATTGGAGGTGGCTTTCTTAAAGATGGTAGAGCACTTTATGTTTTCTACGGATCAACAAACGTTGGTAAATCCATCTTCTTAGGTAATATTGCAACCAATATTCTTAATCAAAACAAAACAGTTGTTCTTATAACATTGGAAATGCCAGAGCATGTTTATGCAAAAAGAATAAGTGCATCCTTATCAAGGATTCCTTCCAATGATTTGAAACTACAAATTGAACCATTAAGGAATAAACTTAATCAGTATAAGGTTAAGAACAGTGATAGTAAATTAATCATCAAAGAATTTCCAACCAAAGGCATTACGGTTTTGGGTATTAAAACTTATATTGAGAAACTTATTAAAAATGGTGTTAAACCCGATGCAATCATTTTGGATTATTTGAATTTGATTGCACCCAACACTGCCAATAAGAATTCTTATGACACTATTAAGGAAATAACCGAATATGTCAGAGCATTAACTTATAAGTTTGAATGTCCAATCATTACAGCAACACAAACCAATCGATCTGGTTACAAAAACGAGATGCCAGACTTAGAAACAACCAGTGAATCTATGGGATTAGCTCATACTGCTGATGCACAGTTCCCAATTTGGGTTGATGAAAAGGATTTTGAGCTTGGTATTATCCATTTGGGTATTGCTAAAAATCGATTTGGTGGAAGAGGTATTCATACACAATTAAAAATTGATTATCCAACTTTATCAATTACCGAACTTGATGAAGTAGTGTTTAACTACACATTAAAGGGATCTGCACCCAAGAATTTAAATACAGATTCCAATCCAAGTATAACAGATATATTAAATAGTGCACAAAATTATTCAAACGATGATGACATTTAACGGTTTATGTATAAATAAACTTAATGATTATAACATCATCACAACAATTTGATAATTTAAGTAACCCGTATGACGCACTAAACATAGAAGAATTTGAAAGTATTACTTTAAAATTTGGATCATTTGTTTGTATATCAAAAGGTAAAAAAATGAACTATTTAAACTTTTTAAAATATTTAGTAGACGATAAAAAAACCCAAAAAATATATTTTGCATTATTGGGAGAATATTCTTTACAAAATATTATAAAGGCTTATCTTGGATCTACGCCAAATGTCTATAAAAAGATATTCAGATCCAAATTAAACCGAAAAAAAGATGCTTAGTCTATCAGATAAAGAAAAACAAATTTACAATTGCTATTTAAAATATTCTAGAAAGGGGCAACCATACACTCCTAGAAAGAATTTTTCCGATATCGATGCCAATACTTTTACGAATTTAAAAAAGATATCTTTAATTCTTTCTAAATTTAATCATATAAGGATTGATGATTACTTTAAAGCTCCTTATATTCTTCATCCAGAAGATGCTTATCCTTCTTTAGTTTCTTTTACCACACTTTCTGCTACGAGAAATTATTCCTTGTTTAAAAAACAACAAGAAGACGAAGATCCAGAAAAGCAATTTGATAGTATCAAGGAAAGCTTTAGGTTCATAACAATGTTTTGTTTGGAGAATAAAATTCCATTGGAAAAATACTTGAGTCACAAGACAGGTTACATGACATCTTGGTTAAATCATTACAGAGAGCATAGAATCAATCCTTATGGGTTAATGGAGATGGATGGTATATTTGACAGCTTATCTTCTTTTCAAAAAGATGAGATTGAGTTATTTGCCAAAAACTTAAATGAAAAATTTGTTGCTTATAAATCAAGATATATCTCATCAACCCCAACAAGGACTCTAGTGAAAGAGGCAACAAACAAAATTAAGAATTTTATTAAAAATAACTTGCAATAAACAAAAACGCTGCTAAGATAGATTATAGATATGACAACTAAATACAACTCAAATATATTCGACTCACTCAAGGATGCGCTTTCCACAAAGGACGTATCAGAAAACAGTTTTAGGGACTTCTTGAAGATGGAGCCAGACAAGACCTACATTGTTCGCTTGCTTCCAAATCTTGCTGATGGTAAGAGGACTCGCTTCCATTATTACCAGCACGTATTCCCATCTCTTCTTTCACAGAAGAAGGTTTCCTGCCTCTGCCCTCACACGTATGGTGAGAAATGCCCAATTGATGAGTATCGTAGCAAGGTTTATGCTGCAAAGAATGATACTCTTATTGATCAGTCTCGTCCCTTAAAAAGGTCTGAGAAGTGGCTTTACAATGCTTTGGTTATCAAAGACCCAAGCAATCCAGAGAACGAGGGTCAGGTAAAGATCATCAATGCTGGTATCCAGCTTAACAAGATCATCCAGAATGCCATTGATGGTGATGATAAGGATGAGTTTGGTTTCAGAATCTTTGATCTCTCTCCAAATGGTTGCAATCTTCGTATCAAGGTTGAGACCAATGATGGTGGGTATCCAACGTATGTTTCTTCAAGGTTTGTTTCACCAAGTCCTGTTGAGGGTCTTGATGATGCTGATGAGATTTACAATCAGGTTAAGAGTCTTGATACTATCTTTCAACAGAAGTCGTATGAGGAGATCAAGAACCTCCTTGATTCTCATTTCTTTGGCAAGGAAGTTTCTTCGACTCCAACCCAGATTGGTGACACCGAAGAAGATGATGACAAGACATTTGAGGATGTAAAACCAGATGTTGAAAAACCAACACCAGTTCTTTCTGAACAGGAGAAGAAGGTTCAGGATATCCTCAAAGATCTCTAAGAATGAATCGCCAACAAGAGGAAGCGTTAGAAGCAGCAAAACTTGCTGCTATGGTTGGGTCTCATCTTAGAACAATGGATCAGATGACCGTAGAAAGTTCAGATGTACCAGCTAATCGTATTGATTTAAATAAATTTATCAATAATGTTAGACAGCACGATCCAAGAAGAAACAATGCACCTAGACAAAATTTTGGATATAGAAATGTATCTAGTCCATACCCATCCGAAGATCAAGTTAGAGCAATGATTCCAGATGCACCGTCATTTGTTCCACCTCAACCTTCATTTGAAGACATAGCGGCGCAAATGATTCCGTTACCTTCTGCTCCATTGCCGCAGAATACACCGATTTCAAACGAATCACTAACAAATATTGAAAAAAATGTAGAAAGGATTGGTAATACTTTGGAAACTCTGTTAGAATTAGTTAATAAAATAACAATTCAACAAAGTGAGCAATAACAATCTTCTTCCAATTCCGAAAACATCTATTGAAAAGCTTTTAAAGCCTATCAATAGGGTTACAGAAAGCTGCGTACTGCGAACCAGTAGCGATAGTTTGTATTCTCTTTGTACTTCCGCTGATAATAGTGTAATTCTTTATGCTGTTTGTAATCTTCCGATGCAAATTGAAGATTCAAAACTCAATATTATTAATATCAAGAAGTTCTTAACTGGTCTTGATTGTTTGGGTGATGATGGTGAATTTACCATGATCATTGAGAAAAATAACATTAAGTGTCAGTCTAAGAACGATGAGACAGCCGAAAATGCTCATTTTAAATATCATTTGGTTGATGATGGTATTATTAAGGAATCAACTGTTAAAATTGAAAACATAATCAAATTAAACTTTGATACTGTTTTTGATATCGAGTTATCAAAACTCAGACAAATTATGTCAGGATATTCCTTTGTATCAGATGTTACAAAGATTTATTTTTACACAAAAGATGGTAGAGTCTATGCAGAGATTGATGATAAAACTATGCAGAATGTGGATAATATTTCTTTGATGTTATCATCAAATTACCAAGGAAAAGACATTGAACCAATCTCCATCAAAATTGAGGTTTTCAAGAGTTTGATTAGTAGCAAGTACCCTGTAAAGGTTAAGATTAATGATGAAATGAAAATCTTTGTTTTTACTACAAAAGAAGATGAAAATGTTGAACTAAAATATATTGTTTCTGCACTTGTTAAATAAAATAAACCTATAAATATAATTATGTCAAAGAACAAGCTCACAACATGTAGTTATTTCATAAAACGTTTGCGTGATAGTGGATACGTTACCGATAAGGTATTTACGGATTATGCAGAATCTGATCCTCGTTCATGGACGGTCATCGTTGACCCAAAAGGTTCATCTGTTATGATTACTTGTTTTAATAATCATAATTATTTGGGTGAGGAGTATTTTGAAATGCACGATGGTGGTCAATTTATACCCGAACATTTTAAAATTAAAACCAGTTCAATTGAGGTTTTAATTGAATATCTTGTAAAGTTTGGCATTAATAATAAAGCACAAGGTTATGGCTCCAAGAAAGAAGAAACCAAATAACACTGGTACACCTTCCTTATCTTCGGTTGACTCTATCTTGCACAAAATAGAAACAAATCCAAAAGATTTATCCGATGAAATAGCAAAGAAAGTTTTTACTGTCGTTTCCAATCTTGAACTTCAAAAAAGTATTGATAAGTTCATGAAAGAAAGTAAACGAGCAAATCAAATTTCAATGCGAGATCTAAGTATTCTTAAAGGAATAATGAGCGAATACTTGGATGCGTTTTTAGTTTTTGGTTATAATATTGAAGGCGATAGAATCATTCTTCAAAATTTTAAAAATGCACGAGACCGAGATGCTATTATGGAATTTTTAAAAACAATTTTTCTTAAACAGCAACATGAGAATTTTTTAGATCAAGACGATGAATAATATACCAACAGCAGATCCAATATGTGATGTAACAAAATTAAATCCTGCATTTTTTCCAATGGGGAGTGCAGTTACCGATCCAAATTTCAACATACTTCCGTTTTTATGTAACCTTTTGCAACATGCTACTGACGAATCGATAGATCCAGTTTTAATCCCCCCAACACCTTATGATATCAGTCCTCATATAAATTTTACGGCTCTTACTGCCATAGGTGATCACCGATTTTCAGATGGAGATTTATTACATATAGCATTTGCTAATTTTTTACCAAAGTTAGTAACTCAAGTTGAAGTCAAACAGGCAGGGGGTACACAGATAATAAACAATTATATTTGTGATTCAGATGGAAACCCAATAAAGCAATCACAGATTGCTCCTATTTTAACCACGGTTGGCAATGGTAACATTAATTTGTTTGGTTATAACATTCCACCAATAGCTGATCCAAATGAATTACTAAAGCCATTTAAAGCAGAAGACGTATTAGCAGTAGTTAATAATGCAATCATAAGTGGATCTAACAAGGATGCTGATGCATTTTGCGAATATTTGCAACTTTATTATCCAAAAGCTCAGTGGAATGCAAAATTGTTTGCATTCCCAAGACCACAATTTTTTTACGTTGAATTAGACTACGCACAAGATTCATCAATAGCAATATATCTTAAGTATCATCCTGAAATGCAATCATATGTTGCTAAAAAATTAGCAAGTGCTGGTTATATTGCTTCTGATGCAGAAGTAATAATTAAAAACAATACTTTGTTTGCAAATAATGCATTAGCTAGAATTTTCTTAGAACCTATCGCAAATTATGTTACTTTGATTAATAATTCCACATTGGCAGTGCAGCATCAAATGAGTGCAGTTGATATATTTTCTGCAAAACCCAATGAGCAATATGTTAACATGGTTAATAGTTCCATAAGTGGTCTTAGTGGTATAACAACACAGAGTTTAAACACTGTTACAACTTATTTTAATAGTTAACAGACATATTTTAAACTGGATTCAGCTGGTGGAACCAGATTACCATCTGGTGTAAAAGTTGTTTTAGCATCAACATAATTGCTTTGTTTAAATTCATCACCTTCAATATTGTAAGCTTGATTTCTGTATTTTGTTGGAGGGAATGAAAACGCACCACCACCACCACAAGAGCTTGGCAAATCCTTTGCACTAGGTGTAGATGCCATAGGTGCGGAAGCAGGTGATGGTATATGACTTGGTGCAGGAGTTGCAGAATTTATACCACCAATATTACCATGCCAAGAACCAGCAGCAGTTGCATAAGCATGAGTATGGAAATCATCATAATGAGAGTGAACGTGTGGTTGCGTCCACACAGGAATACATGCGGGTTGAACCATAGCAAATCCCGTAATTGTAGCTGCACCAGCACCAACAACCGTAACCTGAGTTCCATAAACTGGTGCGGGTGCGGGAGGACCGTTAATAATATACGCCATTAGTGGATTATAAGTCGTACAATCATAAACCATAGCATATCCAGTTGGTATACCTGTATTCGTAACAGGTAAATTCATTTTAGCACCTTGTATTGCAGTTTGAACTGTATCAAACAACCAAGATAAAGTTAAAAGAGAGTTTAATGCATCAATTCCATCTTGTATTTTTTCTAAAGTTTTACCAATTGTATTATAAACAGTTGCCTGAACACCATTTGGTATTGGGAAAGTACTGTTATGAATTGCATCCCCTCCGTTATAGTGTGGAGATGAGGCAGGATCTGTAATAAGAGTCATTCCTCTTGTTATTGTGTTTGGAGTTGAGACATTACCATTACATGTTATTGTCCCAGTAACAACTAAATCACCTGTTACACTCAATTGACCTTTAACCATTGCCTTTTTTGCATCAATTTCCAATCCATGATCACCACTTCCATCATTTGCATCAATTTTAATATTTGCACCCTTTAAAACGGTTTTACCCTTTGATGCCAAATTCAATGTACCATCACTTGCAATGATATTCATACTACCAGCAAGATAATCAGAATGTCCATTAGTACCTAAAACTATTCCATGAGCACCAGCATTTATAGAAACTTTATTATCTGCAACGATATGATACTCACCGCCTGGCGTCATATCAGGTGGTACACTATCATACTGGATACAAGAGCCTGGCGACGATGGAACAGGAATAGATGTTGCATCTTTACCCTTTTCCAGTGCTACCATTTGAGGCGCAGCAACACCTTTTGCATATGCTGGTAAATCATTAATTTGTCCAGAACCAACAATTATTGAAAAACTACCTTTATGGTGTTCACAAACACTACTAACAGATAATTGTTGTTCAAGTTTGTTAATGTCATCAGTTTTTATCTTCCATAATTCATCAGCAGCAGCATTAGCAGCTTCGGTTTTACCAGAAGAAGTTTCAATCATTCCGTTTTCGCATGATGGATTACTACAATTTTTACCACCTTTTGCGGCAATTGCAGACCCGCTACTCATAAATGGAACAATTAAACATGAAAGAATAAACTGAACTGCATTCATTGGAAATTTAATTTTTGGGGGCCAAAAATACTTTCCTATTGTTCTTGCTATTGCTGTAGCTTTTTCACTTGCTCTATCTTGTGCAATTTTAGTTGAACAAACAGGACATTCTACTTTATCACCTTTAGTTTGTTCATAAGCATTAATTTTTGCAGTTTGTATTTCAGCTAAATGACTTTTTAATTGTGCATGTAAATCGGTTGCAGCTTGTCCATGATCACCACCCAATTCAACTTTATCACCAATGGTGTAATGATTTCTATCACCCTGAACTGTATCTTGAACAGCACCCCTTACGGATGTAACTTTATTACCACCAACTTCCAACGAGTAATCACCATAAGTTTTAAATAAACCACCACCAGCCATAAACTTTAAAAAGCTTTTTGAGGTTCCATCTTGGAAAGTAGCACTTGAATAGTTATTCCAAACTACCGATGATCCATCTTTATTATAAATAGTATTAAAACTTAATGAACCTGCTTCTGCATTAATACCGTCGAGTTTTATTACGTTGTTTGGTGTTGAAATGTCTCCTGTTGTTGCCATATTTTTATACTCTTGTTAAATTTTGATTTCCTACTTGATAATTAGTTGCTTCTTGTACACTTGCAAAGTATACAGGTCTTTGAACGTCTCCATCATAGAAAAACACCCAAACTTTTGCACCAACTGCGGGTCTTGAAAAGAAACCAGCAGCACCACCAACTGAACTTGGCATAGGAACACCTGCTTCTGCTGCTAGTGTATCTTGTATTTTAATGGGTTGAGCAGTACCCGTTGGGGTTGGAGAAGGTGTTGTTTGTGGACGTTTAACACCTGCTAATTTATCTGATATAACATTTGGTGATAATCCAGCAAAACGATTTACTGTACCATATTCACTAGCTACACCTTTATGTTTAATTAGTTTTCCATTAGAATTATAAACTGGAGACCCAAAAATGGCATTTTCAGAATTACTCAATTTATCTACAATTTTTCGTGCAGTTGCAGCACTTTGTGCTGCTGGATCATATATGTTTGCAGCGGTTACCCCTAAATCGCCTATACTATTACTAAATAAACCTTCTGATATTGCATATGTTTTTCCATCATTTGAGAAATTTTCTGCATATTGATTATTAATTGCTATATATTGTCCATATGTTACAGATTCATGTAAAGCTAGGGAATCTAGAAAATTAGCCCATTGATCAGCTGTTGGTTGAGAACCAGCAGGACCTAATGCGTAACTTTCACCATCAGATGGGGATGGTACATTAGCCAAATATTGTTGTGCTGTTTGTAAATTAATTTTATGCATATCATCTAAAGTAATATAATCTAGATTTGAATAATCAGTCCTTAAATCAACCGTTGGATATCTACCATCATTTTGAACATTTCCTGTTTGACCATTAGCACCAATATCAGTTCCATGATATGCGGTAACACTTATTGCTGGTTGATTATTTAAATTTTGAGATTTTGCATTAATAAGCATTAATGCTGGTGTCACTGCCAAAGGGTTAGCAGTATAAGATGGCATTGCTGATGCATTACCAGTAAATTTAATTGGTCCTGCCGTACCACCACCAAAA